CAACACATTTAGCTGATCAATACTACCGCTTACTTCACGAATATTTTCTAATTCTTGAAGCACGCTTCTAAGTCGTGCTTCTTGGACTCCAATAACTTGATTCAAAAACTGCAGGTCGGCAACTTGCTGATCTGACGCAAACTGAAAACCACCTGCCTCAGCAATTTCTAGTTCAAGAATCTGCCGATCACGAATAAAGCGCAGCTGCGCTTGACCTAATTTTATAACCGATTGTTCAAGTTCTTTAAAGGCGGTCTCACGAGTACGAGCGATATCCGCAATATCTAGCGTTTCTATACCGCTCAACTCACTACTAAGCTTTCCTCTAATTTCGTTAACTTGGTTATCAAAATCTTTAATAAGAGCTAAGTTACGTCGACGAGCAGTCTGGAGACTGGATTCTACAGCTTCAGCAGCCCTTAATAGTTCATCTGACACGCCTTCGGTGGTCTTGATCTGACCCACCAAACCGCCAATCTCACTAAGTATAGCTTCAGCTTTTGTGACTTCGTCCGCAAGGCCGAGATCACCCGCTAGATTGCTAAGACCGGCACCAATAGTCGACCCAACATCTCCAAGAGTTTCAAAAGCAACCTTACCTAAAGCTTCAACTTCCGGAGCAATATTTTTAATGGTTTTGGAAGCTTCCTCGCCTAATTCAGCCCCTAACTCATCAGCACGCTTCGCTAAATCTCTAGCGCTCTGTTCTCGCTGACGTTTAATATTAGCGTCAATCCTGTCTACTACAGCAGAACCGGAAGTCAGGGCTTTTTGTTGAGCTTCTTCAAGTACGGGTAAAAGACGTTCATATTCCTCTTGTTGTTGTTCTAAAAGCTCTTTTTCTTGTTCCAGTGCGCGTTGGGCAATACGCTGATCTCTTTCTGAATCTGACACACTCCGCTGAATAAGCTCAAGATTATCTATTGCATCAAGTCTAATTAGAGATAGCTCTCTGACTCTCTCAATGGGAGCACTCGATCGTATAGCGTCGGAAATAGCTTCCTCAGCTTCAGCGACAGCTTCTTGCGCAGCTTGTAGTTCATTGGCAAGTTGCTCACTTTGTAAATTACTTTCGAATCTTGCAATTTCCGACTCAGTCGAACGTATCCTGTCTTGGGTTCTCTTAATACGTTGTTCAACATCTAAAACGTCGGAAAGGCTCGCCTGAAGGTTAGCCTGTGCTTGGGCTTGCGCTTGCTCTTGTGCTTCTGCTAAACCGAATTTTGCAAAATCAGGCAACGCTTTGTCCAGGTTTATTAAGAATTGGGTAATACTTCTTTGGATATTGTTTAATAAATCATTAGAAATGGAATTAATTATTGACTCAATTGCAAGTCTAACCTGCCCTATGACAAAAGGTATAACTACTTCACCTACGAACTGAGCTACTTTAAACAGTAAAGGTTGAAGCTTAGAAATCAGCGTAAACACAATAGGAAGAGCTTCTTGTGCTTTTTGAACAAGAACTCTAAATAGATTTGAACCCGTTACAAAAATAAACTCCGCTAGTCCGCTAAACACTCGTGGTGCGTCAGTGGAAATTAAAGTAAGCAACTTACCTGCTATACGAAGCGCCACTCCGAACAGTCTACCAATAGCGTCAATAGTTCCTAAAACGAGGTCTCTATTTTTGGCAAAGAAACCAACCACTGAATCAAGTAGCGACTGTAACTGCGGTGCAATAGCAGTGAACAAACGGCTCTGAAGACCTTCTAAAGCTACGTCCAGATTCACCATCTGGTTATTAAAATCTTTCGCCACAGCGATATCATCTTCCGTAAACAGATTCGCTACGGCAGACGTTTCTTCGATAGCCTGTCTAATTTCATCTCCACCAGCCAGTACAAGGTTACGAAGATTACCAAACTGCGCGGCTGTCAAATCAAAAGCTTGTTGCACATCTTCCGGCTGTATGAAACCACTGGCAGTTGCGTCAGAAACTCTTAAAAAGACATCAATAATATCTTCAGTCCCATCAGCAAAACTTCGAATATCAACGCCCAGCTTCTCAAAGTTAGCCGCCGCATCGCTAACAGGGTCCGCTACAGCATCTCTAAGCTGTCGGTCCAGCGTTAAGAAAATCGTCTCTAGACGAGTTGAGTCAACGCGAAATTTACGTACTGCCGTACCAAACGCATTAAACTTCTTTACAAAGTCTTCCGAGGTTTCGTCCGATGGGGCAAAACGTTCAGCGGCCAGACCAAGGTCAACAATCTGCTCACCTAACTTCTTTAAACTTTCCAGACCAGAAGCTCTGGCCAGACTCTGAACGGTATTCTTTAGGTTTACGACACCACTAATTAAACTCTTGATACCCTGAAAGACCAAACTTGCAGGGCCGAATATAGGTAGAAATGCAGCAGTGAGGGTAAAAGAAACCGCCCTAGATAAAGGGTTTTTCTCAGAAAGGATCCCTAACGAAATAAACTTTATCATCTTTCGGCCGGCATCCGAAAGGAAATTACCGGCTAAAGGACCGGAAAGCGGAGGCGATGCTGGCAGTTGGTTTTTAACGGAAGTCGTTAAAACTCCCGTCATAGACTTGAAAAGATCTTTATTACCTGCAATAATACCTTTACCTACCGTGCTGGTAATATTACGACCGGCCTTGTTAAGGAAATTACCGGCTAAAGGACCAGTCTTCGGCGGGGAGTTAGGTACTTTATTAGCGACGCCTTCTTCAACCGCTTTATCCGTCGCTTTAGAGATATCAGGTATACCTTTTCGGATACCTCTAGCTAGACTATCAGCGGTAATCTTACCCGATCTCTCGAACAGTTTTTTACGATTCTCTAGGGATTTCTGCTGTGCGGCGTCAATATCCTTATTAATCGAAGATAAATCCTTCTGCACAGACTTACCTGAAAACAGACGCTTAACACCTGAAAACAGACGCTTAACACCTGAAAACAGACCTTTAGTACCGGAAAATAGACCTTTAAACACGGACGACACACCGCTAGATAATGTACGGGCTGCAGCCTGTACAACATCAAATGCATTTTTAATTAACAGCGCCGAACGAGAGACGATTGTAAACACACCCGAAAGAGCTTTAAAAGTACCAGAAACGATTTTTAAAGCTTTGTCTAAACGCAAAGTTAAAACACCGACCACGCCTTCGATGATGTCGTTTGCGCCGGAGAAAACCTTAAATACGCCTTTAGCCACACCGAACAAGTCTTTAAAAGCGCCGATGACAGGATCAAGTGTGCCTAGTTTTTGCAAGACGTCTCTAACTTTATTAAAACTAAAAACCAAACCTATAAGAATTGGCGAGCGTTTTCCAATGTCTTTAAATAGATTACCTATAAACTTACTAGTCTCTTCAAAAGCTTCTCTAAGTTTACCTTGTGCTAGTTTAGCGCCAAAATTCTCAATAACTTGAGATGCAGAAATCGTACTTTGTCTGACGCCTTCCGTTACACGGGAGTCGAAACCAGCGCGAATCGTATCAGCCAGTAGTTCAAGCGATGCGGAAACAGGCTTAACAAGCAGTGTGGTATACGCCTGCTTAACTAGCGGTTGGTTTTGTTCAGAGCTTGCTATAAGGCGATTTGTAATCTTGCTACCGATCTGTGCTACGTTTTTATCTACGGCTGTAGCTACAGCGGATACCGCCTTTCCCAAACCAGAAGAAGATGCGCCCCTAAGACCTTTTGTAAGAAGGCTATAAAAACCTTGACCAAATCTTACACCAGCGCCACGCAACGGCGAGCGTGGGTTTTTTGGCTCGGATTGCGGAATAAAATCAACGACCGATTCCTGTAATAGATCTATAAAGGCGCTCTGTAGCCGAACTTTGTCCGCTTTTGCTGCACCTTCTGCCGCTACTTTAATAAAGTTTGGTATTAACTTTCTAGCGGCGTCTTCACCCTGTTGCGCTAAAACAACACCAATACGGCCGACAAAACTTTGAAACTCTTTTTGACCGGGTAGCTTAACGTTTTTAACGCCTCTAAACTGCTCTTCCAGTCGTTGCCTAATCTTTGGGGATGTCTCATTTAATTTAAGTAGAAAGCCTTCTAAAGCATTGGCGAAATCAGTAAACTTTTTACGAGCTTCAGGGACGTCTCTCGACAGTGAATTAACACCAGACCGTACCGCACTAAAATCCTTCGTAATAGTACTTGCAGCCTTTCCGAAAAACTTTGAAGCGGTCTTCTGTTGCGCGACTCTAGTTTTTAAGAAAGCTGCTAAATCACCACTCGCAAAAGCGGTGATAACATCCTGAGAAGACTTACCACCACCAAGAGCCGACCGGCCTGTAGCTCCAAGCAGTGCCTCAGCGCGCGCGCGTATAATATCTCTGCCTATTTCAAAAACAGATTTTGAAATTACTTGCGCGCCTTGGGTAGATTGCTGCACGGTCTGCTGCACCGTGCCTTGTACAGCAGCTTCAACTTTACCTCTGGTTCCAGCAACAGCAGCTTCAATTTTCGCACCACTGTTTTCTATACTCTTCGTTAAAACGTCGCCCGGAGCACGGAACGTCGCCGCCTCGCGAGCCTTTCTTTCTAAAGACTCACTAAACGGATCGCGAGACCTAGCAGTAGGAGTACCGCGTGCGGATAGCTGTAAAGCGCGTTCTCTAATCAGGGCTTGTTCAACAGACTCTAACGCCTTTAATCGCTGTCTGTTAAAATCAATATCCTTTTGAGCTTTTTTCTCAATAATCTTGATTGAATCAGCAATTGCATCATTTTCTTCTCGAATCTGTTGCTGAATCTTCAAACGATTCTTAAGAATATCTTGATTGGTGTCTATCACCAACTTCAGGCGAGCCTTTTCGCGCTCTATCGTCTGATTTAACTCTTCCTGCTCACGATCAATAGCCGCAATAACCTGCTTTTGTGTGTCTAAAGCAACTTTAGAGGTATTTTTCTCTACTCTTGCCTTTTCAACAGTAGTTTTAATACTCTCTTGTTCGGCTTGGATAAACGCCTGTATTTTACCTAAATCAAAAGATTGATTAAAAGCTTCTCTAGCGACTCGAACAGCTTTCTCCTGCTCTCTCGTAGCTTTAGAAGCACTTTTTTGCTTCGCAATGATTTTAGATGTCGTATCGATTTCTCGTTCAATCGCTTCGACTTTTTCTTTCTGTTGACGGATACGTACCGAAGCAGCCGCTTTGTTTTTTGATTCAATCTCTAGAAGAGCCTTAGCAACTTTAATAGAATTTTGGGCCTTAACCTGATTTTCCCTATCTATAACCCCTTTCTCTTTTAGAGCGAGGATAGCCTTTTTGTCCTCCTTTATCCGTTTCGACAGAGCGACAGCAGCTTTCTTTGCTGCTTCTGCACTACCTTCCTGAGCTTTAGTCGTAGCTTTTAGCAAATCTTGTAGTGACGAGACGCTTTTAGCGTGGTCCTCGGCCGCAGTCGTGAGTCTAGCTAAACGCTGTCTCTCTTTGTCCGCAATAACAATGCTTTGTTTACGCTGCTCCTCAGCTCGCTTCGCTAAGGCTACACCAGCATCAAGTTTCTCTCGTAGGATATTGCGTTTCTTAATCTCTTGGTCGACAGCTTTCGCTTTTTCCTGAAGTGTTTTTATTTCTTCGTTATCGGTCTCTATCACCGCAATCGACGCACGTACCTCGTTTCGTAAACGCTGTATCTTTTTTTCGTCTTCAGAACCCGAAGACCTACTGACCTTTAAGAGAGCAGCTTCCGCGGCTTTAAGATCCTCAAACGCTTTAACATTAGCAGCAAGTTGTTTTTCAACGTCTTTTAAACGCGCCTCTTCCTCTTTGCGAGAACGATCAATTTGTGATTGGGCTCTTACAACATCCTTAGCAGTCCGCTGACGCAGTTCTCTAACACGGGTTTGAGCATTTTCTAACCTCTTTTGCGCCTCCGCGACACCATCCGTAGTCTTAATCTGACTACGTAATCTATTAATTTCCTTATCGCGCGCCTCGCGAGACTTATTTATGGTTTTAACAACATCGTTTTGCTCTTTCTTAACCTCTTGGAAATCTTGAGAAATCCGACGCGTGGACGGTGTAAAAATCTCACGAATACGCTTACCTAAACCAGACAGGGGTGTCGTAACGACTGCGCCAATCGTTTGACCAATACGCTTCAAGAATCCAAGGCCTGACCGAACAGACTTCGGCAATATCTTCTCGAATAGACTCTTAACCTGCCCGCCTATAATCTTCTGTACATTAATGGCGCGTTGTAAAATAAGAACGCTAGTCCTACGTACAAAACCCCGCACAACATTACCGAAAAATATGAAAGGTAGGGAAATTGTATTTACAGGGATTCTTAACAGCGTCGGCCAAAAGTTCGACACGATCTTACTGAACCGTGTCGCCAGACGCTCAGTAATGATCTCATTTTGCTCAAGGTTAACACCCCACGCTTTAGATGCAGCGGTGTTGCTTATTAGACTTTTAGTCGTACGTTCAAGCTCGCCGGCAATACCAAAAACATCAACACGTAAATTAGCAACGTTATTGACCGTGGTTAAAAGAATCTTTGTAATCGTATTTAAAGACTGAACAATCGAGCTGATCGTGCTTCTAATAACGTTAAAAATCTTGATAATACCCACTCCCTTCGGAAGTTGTTTCCGAAGATCGTTTATAGCTTTGAACACAAAACTCAAAGCGTCGCGCGCTTGACCAAAGAATATAATAAATCTTGACCGACCGTCACCAAGCGCAGCTGAAATACGTAAGAAACCAGCCCTCGCCTTTGAGACAAAGTTACTTACTAATGGAGTAAGAATAGAAAAGACACCGATAATACCTGATAATCCTGCGGACAGGGTCGTGACGTTGAACACCACACTGATTAAAACCGACGACGTTAAAGACACCAACCCTAAAATAGAAGCCACTCTATTAGCTAATATTGTGATAGGCGAGATAAGATTATTAATCGAGATGAATAAAGTGTTGATTAAGGCTGCTAGTCGACCGAGTACCGATTCTGGCCGCTGCGATGCAAAAATACGAACCTGCCCAACGATACCTTTAAAGATCGCGTTAAACCCTAATAAAGTCACCGACACTAGACCGAGTGTCGAAATTTTCGTAACTAAAAAGCCTAGAATACCATCAATCTTAAACAGACTAGATCCGATTGCGTCAACTCGAGGGACAAGCGGACCAATAAAACTTTGAACCGTAGTGCCTATACCTTTAACAACCGAACCAATACCTTCCACTAAACTAAATATAGCGAAAAAAGTGTTTTCTAAAACAGAAAAAGTCGTTGAGAAAACACCTTCAATAAAAGAAGCAACGCCCGCAAAACCGGAAGTCAAATTAACAGCTACTTGCTGAATATTGTCCGATAGAGTCGTGAGTGAAAAACCAAATCCAGACACGCTAGCCGTAGCCGCGCCGGTCGCTGCCGTAGCCGCGCCGGTCGCTGCCGTAGCCGACTGAATTGACGCCTCAGCGGTTGCGACAGACGCCGAAACAGTCTGTACAGCTTGTGCCGTCGCTTCCGTAGTGGTGGTAGCTGTCGTCATTGACGACACAAAACCTGGTATGGACGTAAAACCAATAAACGAAATAACCGCCGCCCACTGACTGAAAGACTCAAAAGCTCTATTCACAAATCGAGTAAGAGTATTCGTCGTCTCGGACGCTTGTCGGCCAACTTCTTCTAGTGATCGATTAGTCTCTGCCCGAGTACGTCCGATAGCCCCGCCAACTGTCGACGTAGCTCTTACAATCGCATCAGACGACGCGCCTGCAACAGCCGAAAAAGCTGCCCCTATCCGATCCAACGTAACTCTAATCTTAGATAGATTAAAATCAATACGCTGAATCGACGATGTCAGTTTAGTGTCGTCTGCCGCAATAGAAACGTTAAATCTCTGCTTTGACAGATTAGCAAGCCTATTGTCTAGTTTGCTAATCTGTTCAAAAACATTATCTAATTTCGCGACAAAATTAGTTACGACGTCGCCGACGAGTAAGGCCATTATTCCCCTCTTGTCTTCTTCAGTTGGGCGAGCTTAGCTTCATACTTTAAGGTTTGTGTTTCAACAATACTATCTAAAGAAGGCACTAAGACGCCTGTATTAGACCGCAGCCAACGTCGGAAATTATCATGAAAAGCGCGGAACATCTGTTCCTTCTTTTTCTGAGACATTTTTTTAGATTTATGGCGTCGTTTCGTACGCACAGGCAGCTCGTATTCTTCGTCTTCCTCGTCATCTTCGTCTTCATCACCGATGTCACGAAGAAAACCGTCTACCTCTTCAATCTTGTCTCCTAACTCATCAAATGCGGATCTCTGACCTTTTTTCGTAAACATAGTTGCGGCGGCAGCCATAATCGTCATAGTTAAATAACGTTGTTGCTCTAGTGTTTGCTTACTTACCACCAAAACGACTTCTTGAAACACATCAATAGGCAACTCTACGACGTATTCAGCGTCCCAGCCCGCTCGCACCAAAGCGGCCACGGCTTCCACAATGTTGATTCTATTGTTGTTTTCATCGCGAAAATCCGTGGCCGCTTTTAGTGCTTCGGTGGAGCCTTTTAGGCTAGCGCGCCGCTTAGTGCGTTTTTTAGGCCGCCATGCTCCCAATTGACGACCCAAACGCCTCTGAGGACCGACACAAGGTCGGCAATACCCACTTCATCAATAAACGACGAATCTACATGCTTCTTGCATGTTTCATCACTATACACCGACCTAATCACAATCTCTTCAATATCGTTTTCAGACTCTGCAAGCAGGGTCATAATACCCTGCATGACTTTGGCGTTCCTCTGGCCGGTGGTCTCGCCTTCTTTCGTAGATTCAAAAATACCAATAGGTTCTAACTTAGACATAAGGGTCTGAACCTTCTTAATCATACCGAATAGATCACGAGCGCCCCACTCTTTGACGTAAACGTCATCCTCCGACGACGTCAACGTTACTTTCATAATAGTCCGCTTACGGAGCGGCTGGCTCACCACAGTATAAGTATTAGATTCGTCCTTTTTAACTTGGTCTTCGGAAACATCTTCCGTCGTCTTAATAGGCGGCGGCGGGGGAGGTGTAGGACTCTTCGTTTCGGTGGTCGTCATTGCAATTCCTTATTATATAATCCCTAACTACACGTAAAATAGGCCGAGAGGGGTGCCCGCACCCCTCTCGGCCTACCAATTCAATCCCACCGAACTATATAACTACGATTAGCACTCGATACCAGTCGAGACCTTTTCGAAGTTATCGAACAGGTGGAACGAACCACGGTTACCGGTACCGTCAGCCAGAATCTTGCAACTAAATGACTGCGACATGAACGCCGCCGGATCAATAGTGGTATCGCCTTCGATACCGATGCTGACGAACGGGAACTGGTAGGCGAACAGCGGACCAATGCGGTTAAGCGCCTGAATCTTCATAGCGCCTTCCAACACCGCGCCCGTCTGGATACGATATTCAGTTGTTTCGCGGACGTAATTATACGTGATGATAACCTCGGCGCCGTCCACAATAGCACCAGACGACATACGAGCAGTTGTAGCCGGGGTACGACCCGTGCCTGTGCCTGCAGCCTGAGTAAAGGTGTAATCCACACCCTCCACGTAGGTCACAGAGCCGTCCGTCGAACGGACGAGCACATCATCGACGGTATCATCCTCCCAATACAGATCGACATAGTCTAGCGAGCCGTCTTCAATCGCTAGCGCATCAATGATCTCGGCCGTTGTACCCACAAGACGAATACGCTTCTGCTCAAGCACTTCATACGTCGACGCAGCATCCGGTGCAATATTCGGACGGAAAAGAAGCACAAGGTTATTACCGACAAGCTCATCAAGCGTGAACTTGATATCGCCAGTAACCTTGTTGACGACGTGTTTATCCTCAGTCAGAAGACCGTTACGCGCGCTTTCGTGCGTAAGGTACTCGTCCGTGAGCGTCAGGGCAATCGACGCTGCGTTGCCAAGATCAAACCACGGGCAAAGCGTGCCGTCATCATCGAATGGCGCAAACCAAATCGACAATGCCGACGGCATCATGTAGTTATCGGGATTGTTAGGTAATTTTACAAGAGCCATTATGGTGTCTCCGGGATTAGGTTAGGTCTTTTCGGACCGACGTTAACTCTAACCTGAACTGATACACCGCTAGGCCGTTATCCTCAATCCCGACAAGAATTGGTTCATTAAGTGGGTTAACGCTATGTACACAGAGACAGCCCACTTGAAACTGAACATTTATCCGTCGTTTAAAGAATAAGAATAACCTCGCTGCATCGTTTTGTGCTTTATCTCGGTGTCCACCGTAGATGTTGAAACTAACCGCTCCTCTGGTCTTAGCGGGGCGAGTTTGAGACCCAAAAGGGTCTAAAATAATCTCATTACGTATGACGACTACAATGTCGTCTCTAGCCGACTGACTAGCGCCGTCTTGATCGTAATATTCTTTCGGTAACAAATCCACGAAAAGGTTTTCCGAAAAAGCCAACGTACGGCCGTTCGATAGCTCGATCCCCAAGCCACTGAGGTAGATAGCCACCGCGCGGTCGTGAGTGACGACCGGGGGCAAAATCTCTGGGAACTCGGGGTTATACGCCATTATACTTCTGGTTTACTCGACCGTTTTAATAGATACCGCTGGTGTATGTTCGTGTTGAATATACCTGCGTCGTGTTTGTCAGTGCTAATTATGAACCACGTCGAAAACGAATCAAACAACACCATATCGCCTGTGGTGAAATCTCGGTCAATGTCAGGGTGTTCTAACAGGCGTTCTTGTATCCATTTACTCATCTCCCAAACAGCGTCGACGTCTTCAGCCAGTACAGTCAATTCCTGACGGCGCTGCCGGTCCACGTCAACCCAAGTCTGCAGTATCCACGGGGCGATGTCTACGACTAAGTCTATCTCCTCGTACGACGGCTCTCCGGCCGGTGTGCGAGCGCCGTAGAGGTCCCTATATGGAGACGCTGCGGTCTGTCCCGTCTCATCAGCGCGTTTCTTTAACGCAACTTTTATAAGACGTGCGTTCGTAGTCGAATTATAAGTCATGATTGCACTGATCTAAAAACGCGGTCAAGGTTACCAGTCTTAGCTAATAAAGGCCGGACTAGATTGTAAGCTTCCGGACAGAGTTTATGCGTACGCGCATGTCTTGGATCCGCTGACTCTGTTCCACCTGCTCGCGTCACACTAAAAATACCTTGCGCTTGATGATCTAGTCTCTCATCCAACTGAACACCGCGAAGTGTATTATTTAATATGTACCAAGCCTGCTCACAACAGCCCTGAGCAATAATAACAGGTATCGACTGTTCAAGATAGAAAATATCACCATAACTACCAATACCAAGGTATCTCGGCCATTCGCGAATTTGTTGAATAATCAGTTTATGACCGACCCAATACTGTTGGTCTAGTTGCAAAGTCGCTTCGCGCAAAGCGCTTATACGGTCTAGGGGAGCCGACGGATCTTGTTCAGGAACAGAGAACCACGCGGCTTTACGCGTTAGCGTATCGCTAAAATAATCGTTAGAATAGTTCACTGTTGCGTACGGCAACACGGGCTGGTGAAAATCTAACTGCGTTTGATAACCATTATCCGTATTGGCAGGCATTTTACATCCTTTACTATAACAGTCGTCCCAATACGGTCACAGAACCTATAACAGCGGCCAACATACCGACCAAACGTCCGGCGGTAGAGGCAAAAGCTCTCTTCTCTTTAGAGGCATCGGCTTTGGTTTGAAGAGCTTCTATCACTGCTTTCTGATCTCGTTTAAGTACTTGAATATTTGCGCGGGTGTCGTCTAGAGAAGTAGAAAAGATTTTAACACTACGCGATAATTTACTAAACGCGCCTTCCACTTTTTCCCAAATATCAGGATCGCGCTTGGCTTTTGATTCGGCTGAGGAGACTTCTCTTTTCACACTCCGTAGGCGATCAGAAATATCCTCTAAGATGTCTTCTAGGTCTTCCGTGCGACGGCTGTTGATATCGCGCTCGTTCCTTGCCGAAATTATCTCTCGCTTCAGCGATTCAATAACTCGTTTAGCCGTGCTTAAACGTTTCTCTAAATCACGCGCCTCTCTGTCTATAAAATCAAAAAAGTCATCAACGTCGTCTAAGACACCAAAGCGATCTAATATAGTATCTTTAAGAGAAGATAAAACACTCACTGCACCACTCCTTAGTACTTAGACAATAAGAATAACTCATATTCCGTGGCTAAAAGAACTTGATAAAACTCTCCATCCGCGGATGGCCGCGGGATGCGGGCCACGGGCGGCTCAGCGGCGGCCGACCGAGGGCCAGCGCGCCACCGACTCGCGCACACGGGCAAACTCGCCGGCCGGCACGCGGTACAGCTCGCGCAGCAGCCGGTCCGCCTCGTCCTCCACGTCGCGCACGTCCGCGTCGGCGTCGGCTGAGAGACGCCCCGCCAGCTCGCGGGCCATCGCCGCCAGCCGGTCGCGGGCATCCACCGCCAGCGGCGGGCAGGGCAACGTGCGCAGGTGCTTCACCTTCACCTGCGGCGACGTCTTCTGCCGCGCGTCCGGCCAGGTCACCCGGTGGAACCACGCCAGCAACGCGCTGTTGAGCAGCACCGCAAGCGCCTCCACCAGCTCGTCGGGCGCCTCGCACGCCAGCACGCTGTTGCGGAAGTACGTCGGCCGGCCCGTCCCGTGCAACGCCGCCAGCGGACGGTCGGCCGTCTGCCGCAACAGCAGCGGAACCGCCTGGTAGCGCTCCAGCTGCCCGATCCGTGGTGGCGTCACACCGGGCGGCACCGCGGCCGGCGGCGCGACCCGCAGCCACTCCGACGGCTCGCCGACGACAAACGGCCGCACGTCGCGTCCGCGTCGGCACGGCAGCCAGAACGCCCCGTCCACTCCCTCGACGCCGGACCGGCTGGCCTCCCCCGCCGGCCGCTCGCGCGCGATCAGCTGCGCGGCCACGCCGCCGGTGTGCACGCCGGGGTCGGCAAACGACACGCCCGGCAGGTCGACCAGCTTCGGCAGCAACGTCAGCCGCGCCAGCAGCGACTCGTGCCCCGTTGGCGTGGCATGCCCGACCACCGCCCCCTCGCTGGCCGTGGCGGCCGCCAGCCAGCCATCCACCGCCGGCGGCGAGTCGTCGGCGCGCGGCGGGCCGAGCACCAGGATCACCGCCGGCCCGGTCACGCCGTCGAACGCCGACTCGCCGACACGCTCGATGTGCCGCAGCCGGTGGCGGCGCAGCAGCGCCCGGCGCACGCCGCGGTAGCCGTCGAGGTGTGCGACCTGCTCGGGCACAATCGCGCCGATCACGCCGTCGTCGGCGACGAGGTCGGACGCCAGCTCGAGAAACGCGCCGTGCGCGGAGGGGAAGCCGGCCATCCCGAGCGGAAACGCCTCGCGCAGTGCCGCGCGCCGCTCGTCGGAGAGGGCGTGCGCCTGGCGGTTGCCCCACGAGATCCAGGGCGGGTTGAGCAGCACCACGTCGAACGGCTCGACGCCGGCCCACGTCGCGCGGTCGAGTGCGTCAGCGGTGCGCAGGTTGGCGCCCGGCAACGCGGCGCGCGCGGCTGCCACTGCATCGGGGTCCACGTCCACGCCGTGCAGCTTGAGCGCTGCAACCGGCTGCTGCGCGGCCGCCAGCAGGAAGACGCCGTGACCGACCGCCGGATCGAGCACGCGCACACCGCGCGTGCGCCGCAGCTGCGCGAAGGCAAGCTGCGTGATGTGCCCGGCCAGCTCACGCGAGGTGGCGTGCGCGCCGAACGGATGCTGCCGGGACGGGCGCGGCACGGCTACGCCACCCGCGTGCCGGGCGGCACGTCTGCGTCGGGCGCCAGCAGGATTACGTCAAGCGGCGTCCCCGCGTCCGCGTCCGGCACCGCGCCGAGCACGAGCACCTCGCTGCGAACGGACGCCACCTGCCGCGGCGGCAGGTTGACCACCGCGCAGACCTGCCGGCCGACAAGGCCGCGCCGTTCGCGCGGATCACCCGGATCACCCGCGCAGTCCGCTTCGCCAGCCGCCACACCACCCGCGCGGCCCGCCTTGCCGGGAAGATAGCGCCGCGTGATCTGTGCACTGCTGCGCTTCACGCCCAGCGGGCCGAAGTCGATCCACAGCTGCAGCGCCGGCTTGCGCGCCTGCGGGAACGGCTCGGCGCGCACCACCGTGCCGACGCGCAGCTTAGTATCTTTAAGAGAAGATAAAACACTCACTGCACCACTCCTTAGTACTTAGACAATAAGAATAACTCATATTCCGTGGCTAAAAGAACTTGATAAAACTCTCCATTGTCTACTAACGGTTTTTCCAAAAACTTAGCAGGGCCGAAGAAACCTAGGCTGGGGTGATTAAAGGGTTTTTCGTGTTGTATTTTGGCGTACACAACATTGGCACTACCGTAAACGACACGCGCTACTTTTACAGCATCCTCCAGACTAGGCAGTTCTTCGACCCTGCCTGATTTCAGTAACTCACCTGTCAAAACCGGGACGTACAGCCGTGAGTCTTTTAGTAACTCTTTAGCCACGACCCTAATCGCATGGTTCGCGGCTTCCGGCACCGTCTGAGCGTACCGCACCAGACCTTGCACAAGAGAGCTACTAGAAAACGAAACGTCAATAGTCCCGATGACTTTAGGCATTACTCTTTAACAGCGGGGGGTACCACCGGCTTTTTATTACTGTCTTCTGTTACAGGAGGGGCCGGCGGTATCTTCATAGCGGCCTTAACCTCTTCAGGAGGTAGTACCGAAGTCGCCTTTGCTGCCGAATAACCAGTAGTGACCGACTTGCTCCTCTGTTCGTAACGCTCGCCTGTTTCCGGCGAGTCAGCAATAAGATTACTTACGCGGAAGATATCCTTAACGTTCGGTCGTTCGTCCTTATTCTGAACAACCGAAACAGCGTTAGAACGCTGAATGTTATAGACCTTACGCCAAATTTCTCCTTTCATAACCGAACGGATGTTATCATCGTTCGTGTCGAAATTATCCCAATATAGAAGATGGACATGTTCTCTCATGTCATCGCCAGCCGACCACTGCGTACGCGTCAACGCCTTATTCTGGTTGTTCACGTAGTCAATAATCTGTCTCGCCACAGGAAGCGTGTACGAGTTGGCTTTGGGACCTATGTAATAGCGACGTCGATTCCACAAAACACTAAACTTGTGCGACGACGAAATCCTAAACGTATTTTCTTTAATCTCTGCCTGTAGTCGCGAGCAGACAGGTTCGTGCTGGCGTGTTATTTCCTTCAAAATCTCGATAGGGGGTACTTCTTCCCCAATCTCACCTGCAGTATAACCCTGATTAATAAGCTTACGATAAGTGTGGGTCGTTATGTCTCGAAGCAGTTCTAGAGCGTTTGCACTTGAAATTTGAGCAGCGATCTTGTCCATTTAAACCTTCCTTGTAGTAAAACGAAAAAGGGGGTGAGGTTGCGAACAATAACACAAACCCTCACCCCCTAATTCGACTTATGTATTAAGCAGCAAGGTCGCGAATCGAAGCCGCGTGCCACGGATTCTCATAGGCGAACTGGCTGTAGTGTTTAACAAAGAACTGCGAAGCGTCAAAGGAACCCGGATCACGAGGCTCCACAGCAAAGTCCTGTAGAAGCTTCCACTTGATCTGGCTCATGTCGATAAAGTCCATGCGCCCCGGCTCGTAATCCGGCACCGCAACCACAGGAATGCCCGTGAATAGAAGGGTATCAAAACCACCCTCCATGCGTTGCGATTCTTGACGACGGCGCCGCTCCTCAAGCAACGTACCATAAGACGTCCAAAGATCATAATTACAGAGAATATGCGAGACGGTAGCGCCGCGCGTTCTCATTTCATTATAAGCTTGGAACATCAAGGTTTCGGTAAGCGGGCGAGGGACACCGCCGTTGCTGAGAACGAACGATCTCCACCACGCATTTACCGACCGATCAATACCGGCATAGGTCGTAACAAGTGAACCATCGTCGATAGCCGCCTGAATACCGGTAATATTAGCGCCATCAGAACGCAGAACCGGATTGGCACCGTTAAGGTTACCAACACCATCCGCCAGAAGCTGGAACTCAATCTGACGCTTCAGGTCACGCATGGCCTGAGACGTCTCAGTAGCAATCGCATTAATAATCGAGTTCTGCGATTCCGACTGAGCCTGAGCCAGACCAGTCACACGAATAACAGCTTTATTTAGCTTCCAATCAAGCTTTGCCGTTTCGTATGCCTGCTCACCGGCGCTACCGAAATTTTCAGTCTCGAAGTACGAACCAACCGAGCTGTTGCCCGCGTAGTTCACCTTCCACTGAATATCCTTCTCTTTATAAGTCTCAACCTTCGGCGCAACAATATTACCAAAAACCGTATCGCGACGAAGAGTTTCTCTGAACGCAGGGCCAAACTGTTCACGGATTAGTTTGGCCACTTCAGAAGCTTCGAACATTTTCGTTCCTCTTTACAGAAGTGCCATTGTTATTTTCCATGGTCCCTGCGTCCACAGGCGTACCCTCTCTGTGTACCGTGTGTAGGATAGAGTATCTAGGCGTAGATGTCAACCTTTGTTTTGCATCGCTTTCATGCGTGCTATAAAGCTTTGCTGTGCTGACTCTAACGTCACCGGGGTGGTTTTCTTAGAGGTTGGTGCCGTCGACTCAGCTAGTCTCGTTCCCACACTGGTCTTTTTACTGGACTCTGTAACGTTTTCGGACGGAGTTTCATTCCCGGTTTCGGCGGCTCTATGGTTCTGGGCGGCAACTTCCTTCTCCGCTCGTCTAATAAGACCTTTATGCTTCGAAGAAATATCTTTAATAACAGATGTCCATGGTTGCTTCTTACCATTCAGGTGTAAAGCCTTTCTCGCTTTATCGAACAGTAGCATAGCATCTTCATTAACCTCGTAACCGCTTTCCTTGAGAGCGTTAGAATACTCTAGACGTAGTTGGTTCGTACGGGCTTCGTCTCTCTTTTGAAACGCTTTCTTAGCTTCCCTGTTAAGGAAATTACGGTCCGAAACATTTTTATTATGGTCGGAAATCAGTTCAGAAATAATATTAGCAAACTGCTCCGGCACTGCGTTCGGATCTAACCCAAACCGACGTTTAAAATTACTTTCTGTAATATACTCACTATCCTTAACTTCACCAGATTCAATTTGCTTAGCTTTAAAACTCTGCCACATAGAGGCTTTATCAAAAGAAACAGGCTTCAGGCGCGACTGGTCTTCAAGAGCCTGTTTCTGCTCTTCGGTGAGATCAGTACGAGCATTAGCTAAATTCGAATCCGATTCGGCTTTAGATAAGCGTTCTTTGCGGGCTTCTGCTTGGTTCATAAACCACTGCAGGGTGTTCGGCTCTACCGTCTCGGACCAAAGCTGAAGAGTTTCTAATACTCGATCTTTTTCGTCAATATTAACAACTGCTTCGTCAATCAGAGCTTGATCTTCAGGAGATATTTCCGCTTCAGTCTCCGTAGGCTCTTCAGCATCTTCTTCAGGCTCTTGGTCCGTCGCGACCGCTGGGGCATCGTCCGGCGTCGCGGCATCAACGTCCTGTTGAGGCTCCTCAGCGGGCGTCTCGCCGTCTTTCGGCTGCTCCGATGGCTGAGTACCCGTGGACGAGATCTCCGAGGCTTGAGAAGCTTCTGTAGCGCGCGGTAGACTCGGCGCCTTCTGAACAAAATTAGCAACTGCCTTTTCTAACGAGGGTGTGTTGTCCGCAGTGTTTTCTTTACTCATCAGGTCATATCCTATTTATTGAAACCCGCAAAATGCTTGTTTACTATTGTGGGTAAGTCTTTTATTCCAAAAACCTTACCTGAAAAATTGTCCGAAACAGGTACTATTCTATGTCTACAGTTCGGGTGGAACAGGTGTACTGACAGTTCTTTAGACTCTGTCACAAACTCCAACGCTTCTAAATCTATCACCTTTTCGTTACACCATCTGCAAGTAGAAGCTGAATTATGAACAATACCTCCCACAACCTTAAACACCTTGTTTTTTATATAAAACCTAACAAAAAATTTGGTTAGGTCACGTTCAAGATTATCAGGTATTGTTTTGAATAAGAGTTTCACGTACGGCACCAAACCTAAATTTACTTTACGTCCCTGTCTCTTAGGCTTGTTTAAACCAAATATATTAAGTATAAAACCTAGAATACCGCCCTGTGGTTTAGGTTCGGGTCGTCCTCGTTTGATAGCCAACAACCGACGCCGCTCATTTTCTTTACGTATTTGTCTTTTAATCTCCGCGGTCAGCTTTTCAACATGTTTCTGACCTATACGAGCCGCGACAACAAACCCTTTATTTAAAGATTGTTCCCAAGAGTTAATCGACCTATCTTTCAACAGCTTAAAAATAGAAGGTACAGGGTCGTTGCCTATGCGCGGGCGTATGCGATTTTGTACGTAGTTCTCAAATAGCTTGTTGGTCTCGGAGATGGCATAAGACATCAACACATCTTTAATTTTAATCAGCTCGCCTTCGTCAAATCGTGTGATATCAGCTTCTACGGTCTTGACATAATTTCTCAAAGTGCGAAGATGCGAATTAATATCCGCGGCAAAGAACGCTCCGAATATAGCCATTACATTATGTTATTAGAGTTAAATGTATCCGTTAGAGTCTCTTGGCCGGGAGTTAAACCCGTACCGCCGGCCGTATCCAAAGGACTGTTAGCCTCCATACCAAAGTTTTCTTCCTGCTTAATCGCCATACCAAACGCCTCATCCGCCCCTGTCATATCTTCTTTAATACGATCCATCTCTACGCTAATTTCATGATCGGATAAACCATCCACATCACGAAGCACGCGCTCAACAGAAATAGACTGCTGCCCTTGCAGTCTCTCCAGCAACATACGCTCATCCTGCGGTAGCGTTGGCTTAAATTTGATTTCAATATTCTTAGCTTTAAAAGCATCAAGGTTCAGAGACCCAGGTAGCACATCTCCCACTTCACGTTGGGAAGTAAGTACTTCATCTTCATCCTTGGTCGGGTCGTCAAGAACCTCCGAATCCGAATACCGCAACTCACCTGAAGCATGCAGCTGCATAACATACACCCAAAGCAACCGTCTTAAAGCTGTTTTAAAATCTTTTTCTTTGCGGCGGACACGATTCAAAGTAGGTGTGAGGCGCATTTTATAAGCCACACCTGACTCTGGTACCACTTGTTCGTGGTTAATAATCAAAGAACCGCTGATTTCTGCTAAAGTACAAAACATATTGACGTCATTTTTAAACTCGTCCGTAGCTTCCTGAAGCTGAGCATCCCACGTCAGGTATTCCGGTTTAAAATCAGCGTTCTCTGGAGATATGAATAGTACCTCGTCTCTGAAAGCACGGACCAGAACTTCCCCAGTAAAGGGGTCTTTCTGTTGCATGTCCTCAGGGACGAGTAATTTAGGGTCGGCGTGGATGTTTAAGATACGAGAGCGTTGCGTACCCCTAACGTTAATAGATAGCTGAAGTTCGGTCAGATCATCATAATCAGTAATAAATTGTTTCATAAATATCTGATTAGGGATGATCTGTAACAGAAAATCGTCAATACCCGTCTCTTGATGCGAAATGCCTTCCTCGTCAACAGGAGGCAGGTTATCGTCTAGCCACCGAGGATCTAAAACCAACAAAATAAAGTCATCTTTAACCGTATAGAGATAGTACTCAATGCGACCTCGATAGTGCCTCTCCTCAAAGATTATGCCGTCTGGCTGGTCTCCTTCATCGGGTTTATTAAACCCTAAATCCTCTAGTGTGTAGCCTTCCGGAAGACGAAGTTGGGACGGGTCAATATTTATCTTCTTGGCGACCCACTCAAACCTATCGTTGCTTCCAGATTTCCACTTATAGTAGAGCTCTTTTGGGTGGATAACAACAATATCGACACCGTCGTCATCCGTAACCACCTGCAAGCCTAACAGGCCCATTACGGACACTGCGGTGGCCCAGTCAGAAAAGTAGTCTGGTAAGCCTGCCTCATCGCGAATATAATCATCAATCTCCGAGATGCCGGTTAAAATCTCAACGCCGCCTCCCATCATAAGATCGACATACGTCTTCGTAGCAAAACGTAAAAGATTATATTTCTTATAAAAGCTTTTACCAGTCTTCATCCACTCAGGGCGTAAGTGCTCTTCGTGCTCGCCCATATAATACGCAAAGTTCTTCTCATAGACAGACGCCCGTATCTTATCTGCGTCTGTGCGCCAGCGTATTTTATTCGCCTCGTCCTCATTGACATCGTCTTTTAGGAACTGACGGGCATATAAATCTCGCTCAGCTAGCCTATCTATGACATTCTGTGTGTACCGGCTTTTACTGATAGCGGTCTTAATCTGCGCTTCAAATATATTGACAACGCCCGGCACGCCATACTGCGAAAACCCATTAGGACTTAGTGGCATTTTATTCTCCTATGGCACTTGGCTGGGGCGGGGCGAAAACCCCGCCCCAGCCAAGACACCGTGCGTTTTAAACTAAAACTATTACTCCGCTGGTTGAGGCGCTTGAGGCGCCGCTGGCGTTGATGGTCCCATATTGTCGGGGTTAACGGCTTGACTTTGCTGAGCTTCTGTCAACTCCATCATCGCCCCGACACAACCAGAAATCTCATCCACACAAGTCATAATCTGGTTGAGCTCATCACCGGCGTACTCTTCTTGTGCTTTTTCACGCAAGGCGACAGTAATGTTACCAATCAAACGCATTAAATCTACCGTCCCTAGTTGTTGAATATCAAAACTTGGCATGTGTCCTCCTACTGATAGATGGGCGAATTGGACGGATCACCATTTAAGTCAAACGGTAAAATCAGCCACGGGTCAGGAGCAAACCCTGCCAGTGAATCGTCTTCTATAACATCGGCGCTAGTGACCAAGAGCACAGCGAACTCCCACCAATCAGAGGGATTTAGCGCCTCTTGGCTCAATCCAGACGGATCGCCGGCAGAGGGATCCACACCCGACGGGTCGTACTCTTTACCCACCACTTGCGTAACACCGACAGGCAATGTCACTGTGGCGCCATTGGCGAGCGACACACGCTGTATCGTCACACTCGGATTATCAGTGTCCTGTGTCTCCAACACGTCGACAACGGTATACGGCGAAGCCCCTTGTCGGATAGCCCGCTCATTATGCTGAGGGTCATCCGAAAGGTTCTCAACAATATAAGCGTTGCGGCGCGGATACGCCACGGCCTGATCGACGTGAGTATCAAGCACTTGGTGGTTAAACCGCGTACTCTCAACATCTAGCGGCCAAGGCGACCCCACAGCAGGTTGGTCTGCCAACACATTGACGTCTACCAACGCCGAAGCACCGTTAGCAAACGTCAAAGTGTAGGTATTGACAGCGCTCGGATCCGACGGGTCACCCGTCTCAACCGTATCGACATACACCACAATATACGGCCGCAGATACGACGCACCAACCGGAGCAGCAGCATCTTTATCAGCTATAAAGTCATAAGCACCGCCCCACCGTGTCGACGTCGGGATCACATTTCGATCCTCTAACGACCCCGGTACAGTACCCGGCCAATCGCCGGGGCTATCGACATAAAGAAGGTACATCGAAACGGTATCGCGCGAACGAATAGCAAAAATAGGACGCACAATACGCGAATCGCTCGGGTCAGGATCAGGGTTGCTCGGGTCGATGACATCTACCGAAAACGGGTGGGCATAAGCACCTACAATAGCACGACCCGTAAGATTCGGAATCTTAATGTCTTCAAACAACGGAATAGTCGCCGCCGAAGGATCCGGCGGCGATACGCGCACGCGCATCCGAAGAAGGCTGACCTGTAGCTTACCTAAAAAAGGTAAAAACTCTCTAATGTATAAGTCATCACTATACTTTAGAGGAAAGTCACGATGGATTGCGCCGTCATGATCTAGAGGTAAAGGAGCTGGCATATCTTTTCTCCTGTGTTTTCGCGGACTAGTACTTTACTTTATTAAACTATCTGCCTTCGTCAACACCAACGTCAACTATACTTTCGCGTCCGCGAAATTGTAGTGGTGTATAGCCGTCTTTAGCACGAGCGCGATCTACTAAAGAAATAAGCTCATTTTCCCAATCTTTTACATCTTCGGCTAAAGACTTACGCACAACACCTAAAACACCCCATTTAAAAGCAAAACCATAAAACTTAAGGCGTAGCGGAGTACCTTCTTCCGATTTACCGGGAGAATAATACTCATTAGAAAAACCTGCCGTAGTTCCCCAAACGACTCTTGGAAGCACGTTTAAATATAACCAAACCAAAACTTTCATCACTTTAGCTTTCATAAACCACCTGTTTTCTTGACTTTAAGTAATTTTCGACCGCAGGAAACGACTTCAAGTACTGTTCGTGAGCTTCTTGAACCGCGGGACCGTAATGGCCTTGATACGTATATCTTCTCTCTTCGCGTATTAACACAGAGTATGCGCGTTGAAGAGCGTCACAACCGTCATCGTACGATCCTTTAGGAAAGTCATTTAACTCGTCCATCAACCATTGTAAACGATTGTCCTGTGCAATAGACTGGTCTATTTTGTTAATACGGCTACCTGCCGGAAAGAACAGCCGCCTCTGTTCCACCATAGGGGAGACACTGGCTAGACGCTGCTGTTTATCGACGGAAGTCTCTTCCCTAGGGTAGTACCTGAGATCAGTAATGCCAAACTGGTTAGCGAATTTTTTCAACCAGTACTGTATCGTGTGCTGGTAGGCCACGGTCTCGATCACAAACCCGAGATGCAGCCAACCGCCGTCCCCGTCCCTGAACTGCTGTCCCCACTTCAGCGCTTGGTTAATCATCATCATCACTTGTCGTTCAGGGGACGGTCTATCCCGCTCCGCGTCGAGTACGTAGTAACACCGTGTCGTAGGAGAGAAACCCATAGTCAATACGACAGTGTAGTCCGCGCTGTCTTTCTCACGGGTGTTCGGGTCTATAGAGGTAACCAACAATAAGTCTTTTGGCGGCGGTCGTAAACCTTGATGAAACATCTGCGTAGCGTGAGTCTGTGTAGCGGTATGGTCAATATACAGTTTAAACCAGTCGTGTCGGAAGTACGACGCGTCATCATCACGAGGATTCAGTAAAAACTCACGCGCAAAAGCTAAAGACCCAATATTGTTTCGGCGTTGTAACAGCTTCTCAGCAGGCCATCTGTCAGGCCACAAAACCTCCGTTGGGTATCCTTTTTCATTAAGGATACAAGCGGGAGTTTTTCGTTTTACCCAACCATCAGTTTTATCTTTGTTTTTCCACGTCCTCTCAAGTAAATCATCAAAATGAAGCACCGTACCTACAACTATGAGATCCCCTTTCTCAGAGTCCATCGCATTGAAGACGGTAGAAAACAACCATTCTTCCATTTCATCGCGAAGGTCTTTATTCTTAACATTTTTGTCATTAATTATGTCGTCTAGTACAACAAGATCAGGACGTTGCAGCCTGTTCAGTATGGTTATCTCGCCTTCCTCTGTCTCTACTTTTTCGGGTCTGTTGAAATTTAGTCCTCGAATCTGAGAGCCGGGCGAAAACACCTTAATCTGCACACCATTAGCGGTAACAACATGCTCCTCGTCCCATTTCCCGCCAACTTCCCCACCCGCTGTGAACTTCTTAGGTTTACCTTGAAGCTCTCCAAAGTCTTTAATTATACGACTGTTACTAGAGAGCTCCGTCTTAATATTCCGCAAGAACTCCTTAGCCTGCTTCTGGGTATCTGAACAAATAACAATGTTTGATTTCTTGTTATAGCAGATGCACCACAGGGTGTGGGCAAAAGTGATAATAGTTGTTTTAGCGTGTTCGCGAGGAAACAGCCAAAGTATGCGTTTTCTAGTCTTCGAAGTCTGTAGTTCTTGACAGAGCTGGTAATGCGCCGGAGCAAACTTATTAGATAAATGAGCTTCGAGATAATGCCTAATGAAGTATATTAAAGAATTCTCGCCGAGTTCTTTATCGCTAACAGGCACCGCTTCTAACAGTGCTAATTGCCAAGCTTCTTCAGACCAACCCGCAGGTTTATCAAATTCTTCAAGACGTAAAATGTCCGCAAACTGCTCCGCAGAGTTTATCTCCGTTTCCTTGTCGTACTGTAGTGGGTCGTTCCAATAGTAAGTCATTAGATCAATACATATCCATACGGATACCTAAAAGATGTACATTTATAGACGCTGAAGGATTAGACGGATTAGAAGGATCTATATGCTGGATGTCTAAAACAGACATTAAAATAGCGGCTTGTTTAGTGTCCACAACATTTTGCAACTCTGTTGTCACATCCAAAAACATAAGAGTATCTTTAAGTAAATAAACATTTTCTATAATGATTTCGTCCGGTGTAAGAGCTAATTCATGAGTGTCGGCTACTTTATGGCAAAAATGTATATCTACTAGACACTCTTGGTCAGCTTGTAGACCTATAAAAGACGCTCTCATAAAGTCGTACTGCTGTAAATTCTCAATCGCTAAAAAGCCTTTACCTCCGTTGTTAATAATCGTAGTGGGCATACACCCTATGTTTGACGTCACAGGGTGAGATTGAAATGATATAAACTCTGCGTCATCGGGGTGAGTGTGGTGTTTTACTATTCGATCTAAATGTAAAATATCCGCTTCCGATAGCTCGTTAAGCATCGTGATTATAACCTGCTTATTAGCTACGTCCCAAAACGGCAGTGCTATAATGTTTCGATCGCTTAGACAGGCATCGCGTGTGACTAAAAGGTAGAGAGACAGAGGGTCTATTCGTTTATCTTCAATTAAATTAAACGTATAGTTGACTGGCATCAGACCGCCTCCGTTATGCGCTCGATAATAAACACTATATTAGAAGTAAACTGATTACCCGAACCCGAAATACGACCCGCCAACAAGTCCATGGACATAGTACCAGAGGACGACGTTGACACTATGTAAGATATGGTGAAAGGTGTTTGGTCGTTTTTATCTTCAAACTCAATACCAACATAGTTATTTGGTGTGCCTTCAGGTAAAAGGTTAGGTGATGGTGTTGAGGTGCCTCCTAAATCCAATTGCCAGCCGTTACTAGACGCCACAGACGATGAGCGGGCCACAAAATGGCACGTAACGAGATAGTCACCCGCTTCAGGAATATCAGTGAATGTGTAAGAATACACTGTAGCCGGAGATGTCGCAACCGCATTAGACGTAAACTCACCTGGCTCAGCATGGACTCGTTTATAAGGTTCGTTGATAGTGACCTCATTCGTATCTTCCGTGATACGCATGTTTTCACTAGTCGTAATACTCCTAAACTGTAAATCCGTACCGGTCTTTTGTTTAAAGACCCCAGCACCTGCACCTACACTCGACGCCGTCTGGACGGCCGTCCCATTATAAGCAATAGTCAAATCATTAGAATTGGTAGTGATGGATATATCACTACCACCAACTAAAGACCTAAACTCTAAATCTACCCCAGACTTCTGTTTAAAGACTTCGTTACCAACACCAATATTACTAGCGGTATTCGCTTCACCCGCACCGGCCGCAGAAGAAATCGTAATATCATCTGAGTTTTGTACCACAGTGATATTCGTACCTGCTAAAATAGTACGAAGTTCAAAATCTACCCCAGACTTCTGCTTAAAGACACCAGCACCAACGCCAACATTGGACATGGTGTTGGTTTCGCCGAGCGTGCCGTTAAAAGCGATAATGACGTCGTCAGTATTCTCAGTAACAGAAATATCTGACCCCGCAACAATAGATCTAAACTCTAAATCGGCACCGACCTTTTGCTTAAACACATCAACACCAGCACCAACGTTGCTGGCAGTATTTGCCTCACCTGCCGCGGACGCATCAATAGTGATGTTGTTAGAGTTTTGCGTCAGGGTAATGTTCGACCCGCCGACTAGTGTCCTAAACTCTAAATCTACGCCAGTCTTTTGTTTAAAGACGTCAACACCCGCACCAACATTGCTGGCGGTGTTAGTCTCGCCGGAAGCCGAAGCTGAAATAGTAATTTCATCGGCGCCAAGAGCTAAACTAATATTCGTACCGGCAATTAATGTCCTAAACTGTAAATCCGTACCGGTCTTTTGTTTAAAGATAGGCTCACCTACACCTACACTCGACGCTGAGTTAGCCTCTGCAAGAGTGCTTATAACTAAGGTATCTGGGGGTGTTGCAGACTCTGTTATTGTAATTAAACCAGTATTGAGAATGCTCTTAAATTGTAAATCAGAGCCGATTTTCTGTTCGAACAGTCCAAATCCTATACCTAGATTGCTGGCAGTGTTAATCTCACCTGCCGCGGACGCATCAATAGTAATATTGTCTACATTCTGCGTCAGGGTAATATTCGTACCGGCAATTAATGTCCTAAACTCTAAATCTACGCCAGTCTTTTGTTTAAAGACGTCAACACCCGCACCAACATTGCTGGCGGTGTTAGTCTCGCCGGAAGCCGAAGCTGAAATAGTAATATTGTCTACATTCTGCGTCAAAGAAATATTCGTACCGGCAATTAATGTCCTAAACTCTAAATTAGCAGCGGTTTTCTGCCTGAATACGTCAGCACCAGTACCGACGTTACTGGCAGTATTGATTTCGCCAGAAGCCGCGACCACATCAATAGAAACTGTGTCCGCATTTTGAGTAACAATAGCGTCATTCAGGCCAACCAGTGTCCTAAACTCTAAATCGGCACCAGTCTTTTGCTTAAAAACCTGACTCCCACCGCCAGTGTTACTGGCGGTGTTCGCCTCACCTGTAGACCCTGTCGTCACATCAATTGTAATCGTATCGCCAACCTGAGTGACTATAGCATCATTCAAACCAACGATTGTTCGAAATTGAAAAGACGATCCAGATTTATTTTTAAACAGCGGACTCCCACCGCCAATATTCACAGCACCGTCGACTAAAGGCAGACTAGCTGCTAACACTGCCCCTATAGCTGAGTCTATTTGAGGACCTGTGTAAGGTCCTTGATATGTTGCCATGGTTAGCTCACCACAAGGTAGTAACAACCGTCCGTAAGAAGATAAGCCTCATTGCTCACGGTGCAGTATGTATTATTTAGGGTACTCACGGGTACGACGTCTTCAATTGGCGGCGATACCCAACCTTTACGAGGCGCGCTGTCAGAGAGAAGCACAAACTCCACCATACCTGTCGAAATACGATGATATAAAAATACAATATCAGAAGCATCAAACTCTGGAGGTAGTTCTACATTATCTCGAAGAGCGCGCGCCCACGCATTGCGGTCTACAACTCTAGTGTATCCATAAAGACGATAACCCGGGAGTGCTGCAATCGTTCTGGCAGGAAGTAATAGCCGATACACCGGCTGACTCTCGAAAAAATCTCCTGTTGGTCGGTAATCGAAGACAGTCATCGTTTCCTCTTAATTGACTTTCTCAACAGTAATGATGATATCCTCCATGGTGTTTGTGTCACCGGCGTCAGTGTTAAATTTTAGGTCTAGCGTCACGTTGCCGGCAGATGACACCGTAAACAAGCCAATCAAAGAAACAGGCTGTATATCTATTGAGCTTGTCAGAACGTTAAGACCCGATGCTGGGGTCTGGGGCAGCGACGTAGGAGAGGGGTTGCTTGGGCCTGAGAGTGAAAGCAAATAGTTCTGACGCGAGTTGGTTGGCGAAGACGACGCCAACCACCAAACAGTCACTAAATAATCACCAGACTCAGGTAAATTAAAAACTTCAGACACTGCAATGTCTGTAGGCGGATTATTCACATTCGTAGTAGAAGCTACTGCGTTATACCTTACCTCCTTAAAAAAACTGGTGGTGTTCGTGACTTCAATCGTATTAACGGTCGTGTTAAGAACTATTCCAGTGCCTGCGGTCAGTGTTCGAAAGTTTAACGTATCTCCAGTCTTATCTTTATAGATATTCGCTCCACCACCTACGTTGGCGCCAACTACGTCAGGGTAAGCTGGGGCGCTTATCGTAATTGTATCAGCGTTTTGCGTGACGGTTATAGGACCAGTAGATGTTAAGGTTCTAAACTCAAATAAATTGGAGTTTTTTTGCTTAAATAAAGCTTCTCCACCACCAACATTACTTCCGTTATTGACTAAAGGAGAGCCAGCTGTATTTACAGCTGTTACTGCTGAATCAATAACAGCGCCTTCGTGTATGCTTGCGTAAGCCATTTTAGTCTGCGGTTAAGAATACTTCGCCTGATGCTGTTTCAAAAAACTGACCAGACGAAGTGACTAGTTGATTAACAGGAAACAACTCTCCTACCGCTTCGTTTGCCGGCGGTGAAACCCACCCTTCGCGCGGAGCGTCATCAAACAACAAAACATACTCCAACATTCCCGATGAAATCCTATGAAACAGAAATTTCAGTGGGGTGGGAGAGAAGTCAGGAATAAAGATGTATTTATTGATGTGAGTAGCCCAATTCGGTCCGTTTACAAACCGCGGCGCACCAAAGAGACCGTAACACAGCTTCTCAAGGTCTTTGAGAGGGCATTTTACACGATATACCAACTCACCTTCAAAAACTTCGCCTGTTGGTGCGCTCTCAAAGTTATAACCAGCCATTGTTTATCCCCTTTTATGGCTCGACAAGTACACGCAATCGTCAACCACCTCAAACAGCCAGATCGCATCAGCGTCGAGGTACCGCATCACAACTGCTCCATCGTTGCCGATGCCGAATTCGTGCGGTGCGGGGGTCCCTCGCTCCCTTAGCCATTTCACCAGTCTCAACGACAAGGAAAGGTCACCTGGCTGCGGGTCGTCCTGATCCGCATTTGTGACCCACGCCCCGCCACGCCAGCCCTCAATCTGCGCAATCACGCGCTGCCAACTGGCCATTGTTTATTCCCCTCGTCAAAAGGGGAGAGGTCTCGCGTCACTGGCTGCACGAGACCTCTCCCCAGACACGCGCTCTCGCTTAATGGCGCTTTCTACGACGCGCCTTGGCGCCTGCTGCGCGCCTACCTGCACGGTTCAGCTGCTTGGCCATGCTCATAGCGGCATCTGCACTGACTTGACCACCTTCACCAGCCACTATGAGATTGCTTTCTTTCGTCTGTGTGTCAATCTCTCGTTGCTTCTCTTCTCTAAGCTCTTCCAACTTACGTTGCGCTAGCGAGTCACCGGACTTTGCCTTTTCCACTAATCGGCGAAGTTCATACTGACCATGAGCCTGTCCATATTGCGAACGTAACTCAACAGCACGTTGCACAATATACTTCTTGAAATTAGGGATAAAAACATCTGTATAAAGACCCAACAACCACTTCTGCTCCTCGTCAGCCGTGTTATGAGTATTAAAAGTGTCATAAGGTTCTTTGAGCTCGTCAGCTGGTACACTGAAAACAAGAGGATGTCGGCGATCTTCGTAAAGAAGATTACCTTCTTCATCTTCTTTCCAAAGCTCTGAGCTCTCCAACACAGGAGCAGGAAACATAAACTCCTGCTTGAAGACGATCATTTTAACTGTCTGCGAGTCATATTTGTATTGGACCGAAATAGTCAAAGGTAGTTCATCGTCCGTCTCGTACGTGTGAGTCTCTACGATCTCAAATGAGCGATCTTCACGTTCTTCAGGTATCTTGACGCTAAACTTATCTCGGGTCTTTTCGTCTTCTTCGGTTTTAGGAACCGCTGTCGACTCTTCTAAAAGACGTCCACGCAGGTTCTCTATAGCTTCTTCCTCCGCAGACCCGTACGCCCTACACGACACAAAAGAAACACTAGAAAAATGAGTAGTGTCGGCTTCCGCACACCAAACGCCTTCCGGCTCTTCTCGAACAGTCACTTCCACAGTCCCAAGACCTTCAACGTCAATCATTACTGTAGACATAGTCATTCAAAACTCCTCATTGTCAGTATTAGCACTCCCCATATAACAGAGAGCAGTAAACACAAAAAACTTGTCATCATCAACAAACCATCAAGGTAGTCGTGACGGTGAAAATGAACCACAACAGCTCCTGCCGCAGTGCACAAACCACCTAAAAATAAAGCATACCACACCGCTACGACAAGGTGTTTAATGCGCTGTCTCACACGAACAATTCCGTCATCTGTGCCCAAGCGTCAAAACAAATCTTCTCAAAATGTACTCCAGACTCACGAAACATTTCAAGAGCAATCTCGCAATGCTTCACCCACGTGTCATCCGTGCGGCCAAGAAAGTTGTGTACTTCAGGTATATACACGGCTTTAATACCTACTTGGATCAAACCTCTAGCACAATCCGAACAGGGTGGGCCTGTGACGTAGGCTTCACAACCTTCAAGACTCTGTGAGGCGTTGTAAATAGCGTTGCGTTCGGCGTGCTCCGTAAAAAAGTACTTCTCAGGTCGCTTTTTCCTTTCTGCTCTCTCCTGTACTTTTCGAGGAAACCCATTATAACCCATCGCCACTTGACGATGTGTTTTCGGATCTACAATAACACAGCCACACTTCGTACTGTCATCTGTGCTGCGACTCGCCGCCACATGAGCTAACAACATAAAATATTGACGCCAAGGCATACGGGGTCGGCGTGTCGGTAGTTGATTCTGCGCGTTTTTAAGACTGGCCCATGGTTGAAAGTCTTCTATAACGTCCAAAGAAGGGAAGACACCTCGAAAAAGCAACGCTCTGTCACTAATGGTCAAAAAAGCCGAAGGTTTAGATGTTGGCCATCTAAGATCATCCACAATTCGCTTTGCTTCGTCGGTATCACTAAAATGCACAGAAAGATGATAAATCAACCACCGTCTCATGTCATCTATAGCCGCCATTTGCCAACTACGTCTGTCGTCATAGATAGCTACGATATAACCGACTTGCTGAAGTCGGGCTATAAAATCAAAAGCACCAGCAACCGGTTTACCGGCAACAACTCTTACATCACTGACTTCAGTCTGGTCGGCCGTGTTGTGGATAACACCATCAAAACTCAGACAGATAAGTCTCATCGCTTATCTTTCTTAGTATCCTTAACAACGCGGACTTCCCCGGATGCCAACTCTTTACGAAGTTTCTCTTTCTCTTCTTCCGAAAGCGGCGAACCTTTAGAAAGAAGAAACTTCACCTGCGACTCAGTCTTGACTTTACCAGCCATGTTTATACCTCTTCCAGGATAATCGGAGCTACGAACGTACGCCCCCGTCTACTATCGAGCAAGAAAAAAGTCTGACGCGGAGGTTCAAAAGTACCTTTTATAGACAGAGCATATGCGTTGTATCCTGCTAAACTGCCGTTACACATAAAATGACCGCCGTCCACCTGTTGGTGGAAGTGGCCAAAACAATCTACCGATGCTTTTCGAGCTTTGTTCCACTGAGCAATTGCTTTATTGACAGGTATGTAAATACCGCCAACCCCACCGTAATAACGTATATGATGACCGTGATGAAACCGTACCGTATAGCCATAAATATCTAAGTAACTGTGGTAGCTGTCGGAAATTTGAAACGTGACTCTTTCGTCGTTTTCAAAGAACTTCGCCAAATTGTGATACATGAAAAACTCTAAAGAGTGTGCGTGTTCCTTGGCGTGGCGGTTCTTCTTCGTAATACGAGCGTGATTTCCACTGTGGCAGGGGATAGTAAGAGATACACCGTCGAGCTCATTCAGTAAATACTTTATACCCCCTGCAATAAGCCCTTGCACCCATATGCACGCCTCTACTGGACCCATTGCTGTGTTCTCCATGAGCTCTTCATGGATATGACCCGAAAAGAAATCTCCCAGCAAGGCTAACACAACATGGTTTATTTCAACATCTTTACGTAAGAGTTGGACTAAACGCGCCCCGTTCTGAAAGAACCTATTGATACGGGCTTCTGCAATCTCAGGGTTGAACTTGTTAAGGTTGTTGACTGATTTTGGAGAAATAATCTCTTCAGCGTGCCAGTCTGACGCCAAAAGGAAAGCTGTAGCCTCTGAGTGTTTAGACGATTTGCTACGCTTCTTAATGGCAATAGGTTTAACACCCTTAACCGCCTGTACCTGAGACAGGTAGTTCTGGTCAGTTCGATGTCTCTTAATAAGCTCTTTCTTCTCTCGTTCGAGCTGCTTAACCTTATCCTTAAGATGCGTGTTAGCTAATGCCTGATCTATCGACAAGGCTACGTCATTCTTTTTGGATTTGGGTCTCATAGTTACCTCTAGTTATAGGTGCTTTTTGTGGATCTAAAGTCATATTAGTTCTCCTATTCAAGAAAACAGCTCTTCTTTACTCCACCAGACAGGTACAAACTCTCGATACACACTGCGGTATGAAAGAGTGAACAAATACCGACCGTCCCGCTCACAAGACGCCATCACAGTACGTAAAAATTTCAGTACTTTGTTATCATGGTGCAAGTTATTAAAGACTTGACGACCATCAAAATGTGAAGGGCCTTGGACGCTATAACCATCAATACCAAGTAAGAAAATGTACTTAAAGCCCATCATCCAAGCGATATTCAGGGCTACCATACCGACTGTACCGCAGTGATAAATCTTTTCGTAATTCGGTGAGCCAACAGTATCTGCTAGACGATAATAAATGACTTTATATCTCGTGTCTTTATACGCACTTGACCACGTCTTCTTTGGTATGTGATTACCCACCAAGAAAAGAGACTTTTTAGAAGACTTCTTTATCGAGGGTGCGTACCTCTGCGCAGCAACAGCATCCGTAATCACATAATAAGTAGGGGTAAACACCTTTCCAATGTTGTTGACTCCGATTGTCACGTTCTGGGTGAAAAAAGGATCCGTCAGGTCATAGTCTAGCAGCGAACTACCGTTGCCCATCACAATGCAAACTTCGTCTTTGTGCTTACACTTCAAATATTCAGGTATAGCACTGAAACTTCTCTTATTTGACTTTCTCTCAGTCTTTCTCATGTTTCATGCTTGCGTGTATCTCTTCCACAGTATCCATCATTACCTCAAACTTAGCGTTGGCGTCTTGGAACACTCTTTTTTCGAGTTTATATAAGTAGTCTCTAGTGTGCTCGTGCTGCTGGTGTATATGCACCCGCAAAGCTTCAAGCTTAGCGTGTCTTCTCGCTCTTATATCTAATATCCACCAAAGCAGAAACAACGCAAGCGACACACCTCCAACTATATAAACGCTATCCATTTTACATACCTCGTAGTTTCTATCTCAGTGTCATCTTTGAGTGTCATCTTTGAGTGTCATCCTCACAGTCAAAATCAGTCACAGCGCTAAGGTCAATACACTTCAGACCTGTCTCCGAATTGAAGACACCATCTCTAAGGATCTGCTCAGCCACCATATACTGCCTTTTAGTCAAGTCAAAGATCTCCTCTCCCGCCTCGTAGTCTCCGCTCTTCAAAATAAGCTGTTTACGCATCTTATCTAGGATCAGAAGGTCTAGTGATTCCACCGAAATCCAAATAATCATTTTTTGCCTTTCTTTCTCTTCTGGATGGCTGTCTTCAGGTTCTTCTTCCGCACATGAGAGATAGCCTTTTTAACTGTGCTTATCTCTTCTGCAGGTAGTACCTGTACCGCAACAGGATCCGAAATATCAGTGGCAAACGTAAGGATAGGCGGGGACGTTGAGTCTTTATTGTACTCCGTCGCTATATCTCGGACTATACTCGTCAATGATGGGTGGTAGCTCAAGGCTGGGATCTGATTGTGCTTCAGGATGTACTTTTCAATCTCCTCAATCACAGACATAATCTGCTGTTTCTTATCCTTGAGCCGACTCACTTTCTTAGTCTGTGTCTCTACCGCCGCTTGTCTAGACTCGCTCTGAGCCGTCTCAGACCCATCACCGCGGCAACAACCCTCATCCTCAGATTCGGCCGGTCCTAGATTGCTCTGAGCTTCTGTATCGGGCTGCTGTGTGTTGCGAGTGGCCGGGTAACGATCAAGCGTGCCATACCCACCACATTTCGGACACCTACACCAGCCTACATTAGCGCTAAACTTTTTAGCATCAGCTAGACCGCGACCGTCACAAAACTCGCAGTTACCCTTATGGTCAAAGACAGGATCCCCTAGCTCGGCAAACATATCCAGATCCACCATGTTAAATCCTCTCTTGATTACGCCTCTTGGGCCACTCATCAATCAACTCTTGAAGGTCTTTATCTCTTGGCTTATCTCTTAAAACGCTACTAGACAGTGCTTCTAGCACGATATCTTGCAACAACTCAGCAGCGTCATCAGCCCAAACCACAATAACAGGCGTCATATTACATTCACAAAACTCAAACTCATAACAATCACAGCTACCTCCTGACTCAATGTAAAAAGGCGCGTTTTCCACCAAAGCCTCTAAGACGTACTGACCGAGCTCATAATTATGCGGCTTCACGGCTTCACTCGCTTTCTTTTGACTTCTTCTTCCGCTTATCAAACAACCTCTTCGGTCCTTCTTTATCAAACAGCTCAAGCAGGTAACGTATCATCGACCGATGCTCCATATTGCAAAAGTTAGGTACCTCATCGTTGAACAGGGGGTTAGGATATGTGCAGAAAGCTTCAAAATGCTCCGTGTTGATAAAATGCCTACGTACCAGTCTCTCTAACGAGTCACCCGGCAGATCTTTCATAATACACCTAACTTTCACGCCTTTCACGTTGTGTCTTTAGTTACGCATCTGTGGGCTTATCTGTAGCGAAAAAAGACTCCAGTAAAGCAGAAATCACACTCTCATGGCCCGGCTCCATAGCGACACGTCCGTATTGACGATCTCCATAAAGCGTGACGCGCTTCGAGTCTGCTCCAGCAGGGCCAATATCATGTACAAAACTGCTGCTGTTACCTGCAATCCAATCGGCTTCACGCAATACACGAAGGTAAATCTCTCTCGGTATGGTATTCGGATAGTAAATGACGAGACGCTTAAAGCTACCAGCAAAAGCCCTCCAAGCTTTCAGGATACGATCACTACCCGGCTCACCATTAGGGTTCATCACAATAAGATCTAAACCCATCTCTTCAGCCTGAGTATAAATGTCCTGAACGTACTCCTCATAAGGCTCATCTTTAGCCGTGTTCGGATGTAACCTCACTAAGGCATAAGGCCGCAACCAACCCTCAAAACCCTCCAAGCTTTCATCAGGCTTATTAAACTCAGGAGGATACGACACCTGACGGCACGTAGTCGTCCAATTACAAGCAGCTGTAAGAAGACTTACCGCCACCTTTGCTGATTCAGTAGAGAAAGCATAAAGATGATGGGCCAGAAGACTCAAAGCATGTCTATACCGATCATCTAAACCTCCACTGCAATCACCAGCGTAAAGATGGTGTATCTGAGCACCTGTAAAGCGCCAACTGATCTCTAAAGCTGCCCGAAGATCAACATATCTATCTCCGAGTATCACAACATGGTCAGGAGGACACCTTTCTGCGATAAAGTCAATATACTTCGGAAACTCCAAGACTGTAGACTCCCACCCCTTATCCTCCACAAGCTCAATAAGATTGGATGCTCGTGCACTATCACCTAGACAATAAAAGTCCACAAACAAGTTAGGGTGCCCCTGTAACGCCGTAACTATAGGCTCCAGTAACCCCCAATCAGCCTGATCATAAGTCGTAAACGTGAAAGCTACCGTCTTACTCATGGTATACAAGCTCCACACGATCCAATGATAATTAACGTCGCCACAGCTCCTATACCAGCTAACACACAAGCTCTAAAAAACCCATACCAGTCGAATACATCGTCATCAGGGTCAAACATGACTACTCCTCTGTATCAGTGACTTCTTCGTATTTATAGTGTCTCGGTCTTGACCTAAAGTTCTGCATAGTAACCCCATCCTGCACATCATGACAAACGTTAGAGCCCATCTGAATGAAAGCTCTTTCACCGATAGAAAATGCAGGAGCAACCTTACTGCCAGCGCCTATAAAGACGTCTTTACCAACCGTCACAGACCCACACAGAATAGTACCGGGACCAATAAAAGCATTCTCGCCGACTGTACAATCATGTTCCACTATAGCATGCGTGTTTACCAAAGCGCCACAGTGTATATTAGCACGGGCACCAATATGTACGCCGGGATGTATCACAGATCCATTATTAATCAGGACGTGTGCTGAAGGATCAACATATGCCGCTGGATGTATAAAAGTGTGGTAAGGGATACCGTGAAATTCAGCCATCTTACGAGCTAAACGCCACAAAGCATTGCGTCCAATAGCTCTCGTCATAGTTACACAAGTCTCTTTTGATAATTTCTCAAGTACTTTTTCACTATTCAAAGCTGTCCATAAGTCCCCTACATACCTCACTCTCTCCGAATACTGCTGCATTAAAGCCTGTAAAGCAGGGTGTAATTTAGGTTCAGGAGCTCCCTTATGCCGTAATGCACCTATCCAAATATGATCCTCTGCACCATAAGATAGAAGAGAGTCAATCTTACCTATATCAATCATCCACTGTGCAATAAGACTCGCTTCGCTGCCGCACCCCGCAAGTAAATAGATATTCATACATCTTCCTCGTTTCTAATCTCCGGCGGTTTACGAAGTATCTCATTATGATCCTCTTCTAAACACACGAAAAACGGACGCAAACACCCTTTTTCTTGTTTATTCTCTTTATCGAGTAATACTGACGGAAATACAGGCTCCGTTTCGAGTTTGGATTGAAAACTGGGCGCTGGTCTCCAATCTTTAGGCTCGGCATTTGAAACTTCGTAATCTTGTAGGGCTAAAGAGATAGGAAGCTCTGAATAGTTCGTCATCAAAATAGATAACACAGTATGACACTCATTACACAAACCTATATCTTTTCCATCTATGTCATGCATCTGTGTTATCGGCCTAGAACAAGGGCACTGTCCTTTAAACATCAGACTCACATTTTCCAATCCTCCGTAGTATTTGTCTCTGGTATAGAGTCCGAGACAATCTCAACGCACGGAGTGCAGACTAATTTCTTTAAAGAGTGCAAATAAACATTTCCATATCACTTTTTTAATTCTTTTGAACTGTCTTTACGAGCCTGTTGAGACGGTGACTTGTCCTCTTTCATACTTGCAACAAGTTTTGTTTTCTCTGTATCAGATGTTTCTTTCGCTCTCAGGGAGGCGGTTAAGATATCTACTTGTCTTTCTTTAATGTGGTGTAAATCACTCTGGATATCTTTAACTATAAGCTCTTGTCTTTCGTCTGCCGCTGCAATCGCCGCCAAAAGCTCATTCTGCGCTTTCGCAGTAAGAGTACCGTCTTTTAAAATCAAAATCAACTCAGTGTTTTGTTTCACAAGATCATAAATATTCTTTTCGAGGCTCTCTATTCGGGTGGCGAGCTCTGCTACACTGCTGCTTACAACCTTGTACATAAGGTAAAGACCAAACCCGCCTATACCTAACTGAGCGATAGCGTCAAGAGCCGTGCTCCCTGTGTTGACGGCTAAAATAGAGCACGAAGACAATGCCCCAATGACTGACATTTCTGCTATTTGCCACATGTTTATAACCTAGTTGTTTGTCTTAAGGACCGAGCCAAGGGGCCATATCAGCTGAAATACCTTTGACAGCTACAATGGCATCTCTATTTAATTTTTGATTAGCTACATTGTACGGACCGTGCCAGGCAGCAGAAAAATGCGCTATGTCCCAATCTACATTTACATTACCGATAGAAGTCGGAGCGGACCCACTTGTAAAACTATTAGTGTTACTTGTATTAACTTTTACGCCGTTTAGCCAAAACTCTTGAGGACTGCCGTTGGAAGTTAAAGCAACATACTGCCACTCTCCAGTACCTATGATACTTTTACCAAGATCATAGTCTAAACCGCTAGTTGAACCCCAGCAACTTAGGACAGTATTACCTGCGCCCGAAACGTAAAACCCAAGTCTATAATAAGGCTGTCCGCCAGAATTTGGTCTTATTAACTCTTCAATAGTGGCGTCGGGGGAGTCTTTATCGTTGAGTCTAAAAACAAACTCATAAATTACCCTGTTGCCCGACACAGGACAGTTAATATTTTGCGTCCATTTCGGAGGCGATGCCGTCGGATGTGTTACCTCATAAGGCTGCACACGATCCATACTGTACCAATTACCTTTTTTAACTGGTTTAGACGGTCCGGGAAACTCTGTAAATAGAAAACTAAAATCTAAAGAGTCTCCGTTAGGCGCACCAAGTAAAGGATCACGTCCCCAATAATCTATCACAAACTGTTCTGTCAAGTCTTCATCAAAACCATAAAGCCAACCTGCACGGCAAGTATTACTTTCAAAATCCCCAAATTCAGGGGTGGAGTACCCTTCAACGGCAAGAGACTCGTGATACGTTGGTTCTGCAAAAACATCAAAAGGGTCTGACAAAGCTGTCGTGATATCCGGGTCGTCCGCTACCGCCAACAGACGTACATCTATCAAATCATTTTCGATATCTGAAACAGATAATTCGTCAAAGGTCACAACACCCGCGACAGCTTGTTTCGTAATAACACCAGATACCTCGCCTTCGGCCGGTGAAGCACCTGTATTAGTCCTTATACCAACAGTCACTTTAGTAATGTAGTCGTTGAGCTCAATGCTCGTATCGGCTTTACGTAAAGTAATCTGCGGAGACGGTGAAATAAGATCATCTTCGATAGCGTCCGTCGGTTGGACTTCCCATTGTAAATAATCACTTTCAATCTCAACCGACTGAGGATTCGTCTCGGAGACTACGCGGATAATCCACACACACTTAGCATACACCGGCACAGTCTCTGACGCCCCCGAAGCGTCGAGATACTGCGGAGACGAGGGATCAGACGGGTCGTAGTCAGGATTCACGACCTGCGGGCCTGTGAAGCCATCCACAGGAAACGGCCCACTGTCATAGTTGCCGCTGGGTACAGTGGACGTACGCCCACCACCCATAAGAGCAATATCAGTGTCGGCACCCGCTGTCACGTCAAATAGACCTTCTAAATGCTCCGTACCGTCATAAGGCGGGTTCGGGTAATGGTTGTGGTCCCTAATCTGGTCTTCAAAAATCTGCCCTAATTCGCCCGTAGAGGCGTTATCATCTGAACCTCTCAGGAAGACGCCACCATCTGCTCGATCCAACACACCAGTGGCATTATTCAAGTCAGGAAGCTGTACGCCAAACAAAGGTGAAAACGGGTTGTCTACAAACTGACCGTCACAGCGAAGATAACCATTGGGTAGTTCAATCGAGCGGCCAGCTTCGGCTAAAAGATTAGGGAACCAAGCGATAACCGCTCCAATAGGCGTAACGTTTCGATCATCAAAAAGATCACCTATTTCGCCTTTAGGACCTTCATAGCGGTATCCAGACCACTTAAAAGGCGTAGCGTAACCAGAAACATTACCATTAATTGTCAAGATGCCGGTTTTATAGTCAAAAAACCAATCTAGAGCATCCGTTGGGAAAATCTGGTTATCGTTGTTATCAAATAACATGCCTTCAAAATCGGCACCAAACTTATCACTAATCCAATCAACTAAACGGGCCGCGCCAGCGGACCCTGTTTCAGATAAATACCACGATTGTGAATCCGAAACCGAACTATCTTCAATAAAAGTTATTTTGTCATAAAATACGGCATTACCTAAAACTTCAGTAACACCGGGGTCATTCTGAACAATGGTACCTGTCCACATTTCACTGAAACTGATATTTACAGTCTCCGCGCCAACCTCTTCATAAATAGCCTTATCTTCACTCGTAACCCTCTTGTTTAAGAGAATCTTCTGAGACCTGTCAATAGGATCAGTACTCATAAACTCCTCACGAACTAGTGATATTAGTGATACTATCGTTATTATTACGGAAAATGATAATCACTCGATATTCATTACCGTTGTCACCGGTGCTAGCGGTTCCAAAAGAAAAGTTTACAGTTCCCGCTGACCCACTAGTGCGGGCACCTTGGCTATTAGCTCGAGAACTTCCCGAACCATCCCCATTGTCATCGCCAAACACACGACCAAGGTCAAAATACAAATCGTCATCATCTAGTTGCAACAAAACATTTAAATCACCAGTACCATAAGGGTCTATATCAATAAATGAAATACCAGAAAACGTCAGAGCGCCATTACTAGCGGATGCTTTAGTGAATTTGCGCTGATACTCCTGATCTCCTGTCTTTGCAGGGTAGTCAGTATCACCGTACACAAGCGTACCATTTCTAACCTGAGCATCGCCATTATCCAACGAAGTGGTCGAGTCAAACGAAGTATCAGTATCGTTTTCTAGTCGTTTATCCTCATCTAGGAAAGCGTCCGTGGTGTTTGTAGACACAACACCATAAGTATTGATACGTCGAGAAAGAGCCGACGCCGAATCTGAGACTTGCTGTCCATCCGGTTTGTTAAGATCAACGGACAATACGGCATCGTTAGCTCCCGAAGAGCCATCCGCCCCTAAAGTAACTAATTCATTAGAAATAGCAAAAGTGTCATTTACACTAGGGACAGAACCAGGATTAACCGCTTTATTAACGGTGCCTGCGTTATCTGTAATTCTCGAAACCGCCGATGGGTGGTACGTCTTACGGAATATACCGGACGCCGCGGTATAGGATACGTCAAACGTTGAGCCAACTCCATAGTGGTTAATACCGGATAACCACTTATCTACCGGAGTGTTTTCAGCCGACGTAGGCGACACATCGAACGCCGGCGCAGAAGCAACATCATCATGATAAACAGTTGTGACGTTAGTGTCACCTGCTTCATCGTGTTTAATTACGATCTGCTTACGACCTTCTGTCAAGGTAAGATTGGCTTGGGCATTTGCTTTTTGCCAAATGTCGTTATAAACATCTAACGCTGTAACTTCTAAATCAACTCCAACACCCACCCCATTATCGGCGATAGAGTAAACTTCTTGGTCAACGCCGTCGCACTCTAATGTAAGCACACCAGCCGAAGACTGGTTATTAGCCTGTCCAGCACGAAAACGATCGGCTGTATTAGGCGTCGAGGCGACTATAGTAGAGTCGTTGGTTACATTTTGTACAGTAGTACCGGCCGTGGTAACCCAATCACCAGAAAGACCGTTGGGTAAAACACCTGTGTAAAAAGAAGCACCGCTTAAAACCAAACTCTGACCAGTCAACAAGCCAGCTTGAGGATCTGCTAAAGCCAACAAAAGCTTATTGACAGAATCAAACGTATTGGCAACGGTATCCGTACTGGCCATAGGTAAAACACCATCAGTATAATCACCGTCTGACGGAATGCCTATAGTACCAGTAGTGCCGTCCCCGCCACCACCGCCTATACCCGACCCTTCAAAAACACTACCTCCTACAGGAAAACTATAGTTAATATCTTTAGCCATAACAGACTCCTATCGAATGTTTTTACCCATTAGACAAAGCGCTAAAGATACATCCAGTCCTGAATCTTGATAGATATAAACGGTTTCTGGGTCAATGTTAAACGTCGAAATGCCTGGAGTAGCGCATGTGCCGGCACCCGTACCGTCAACGGTAGCGGCAGGGATAGGTACACCAAAATCTCTGGTGACTTGATCATCCCCCCACCACACACACGTTGCGCTAAAGTTAAGCACCATCCAGCCAATTAACTCTAAAGTTTTAATAGGTAATTCAGAGGCGGAAGGATCGCCAGAAGGGTCTCCGTCAATAGCGTCAAACACTCGTATAGGCGTATCGTTAGGTATAGTCAGCTCAAACCATCTATTATCACCCCAGTCACCGGGGATTACGGCCCCAACGGGAACGTTATCCGCTCTTGGAAAAGAGTCGGGAATTTGCCGCATGTTTTCGCCGCTCATTTTTTACTTTCCTTGTCTTTTACAATAGCTTCACCTAAAACGCCTAGGCGTTTACGCAACTCTTCTTGCAAGCTAGGGGGAAGGGCTGTAGATGTATTTTTAGCAATTGATTGCGAAGCTTCCGAAACACCCATTGCAGCCGTCGCCTGCATAACCTCGGCAATCTGAAGACCAAATTTTTGTCTATCCGTTGACAGTCTTTGCGATAGACTCATCAATAACTCTATCGGCATAGGAGCAGTAACGATCTTTTGAAACAGTGTGCTCAACACCGCAGAGATACACTTATCATAGTCAACAATCCGAGCTTCGGCACTCTCAATCCAATTAATTAAGACAGTCGGATCTTTCTTTAAAGATTCTCTAGCGGTGAACAGGTCTCTCTGTGTGAACGCTTTATGAAAAGATTTATAATTTAAGCCGTGAACACTGCAGAATACCGAAAATTTATCATGCGGACCGGTTAACCACTCCTGTATTATATGGTTCTGACCGTGCGCTTTTAAATCAGACCATTTAACTAAAATGTCAACTTCCGCATCGCCATCAAGTAACGATGGAGGCTTGATAGGTTTGTTTGGCATGTTCATAGTTACTCATTATCCCATACGCCCCTCTTCGGTTTCGGAACAGGCGGTCCCGGTAAGGACGGGCGTTCGTCTTCAGAGAGGGTCAGAGTGTTCTTGGGTTCGATCGGTACGGGTCTTTTGCTCTCATATCTTCGACGAACTTTTGACGCTTTAGGTTCTTTACTAACCGGAATACGCCTTCTTGAAGGTCGTGGAGCTACACGTTTTGGCTTCTCGACTCCAGTGACGTCGTGGTCGATCTCAATCGATTCTAGCGTCTCTGGTTGTTTCACTTCAAAAGCAGCAAAAGTTTGAGCACTCCTGTAGCTTACAACGCGCCCATCGTCAAGTCGAACCTCAACTGTCCGACGACCTGCCCGACCGCCTTCTAAGATGCGCGACACCACCCCTCGCATCGATTTATTCGATAGGTAAATACGGTGACCTGCCTTAACAGTGAAAAAATTCGCTCTTTTATGCACAGTAACCCCCTATAAAAACAGCCCCGTTAGGGGCTATTTTTACAAATACTTATTTCACTTTTGTGGTATGTTTATAAGTTTTTTGCCGGTTGCTCCTGCAGCAGTCGGTTTATCTGTCAGGATAGGAGCTCCTTCTAGATCGACAGAAAAACTGTCAAATACCTCTTCTACTTCTTTAACTGGTTTCTCTTCATCGACGTCAGTATAAACTATACCGCTGTCTTGGTAAGTAAGCGCTGCCAAGAAACCATCCAAAAACCCTTTATCATACACCGATAACTGATCGCTTTTCTGGGCTAGAAACTCCTGTATATTCTGTTTAATATACTTCCTAGAAGCCCCCTTCATCGAAGAAGGTTTCTCTGACGTTGTTTTCTTCTCTTCCGGAGCCGTCAAGTACGTCTTATCGACGTAGTCTTTAATCTTGTTTAAAGACCATTTTTCCTTAATGGCTTTAGCGCGCTCTTCACCAGAGAGATAACCGCACTTAAAAAGCTGAGTAATACGGGATTTCGAATTTTTAGTGCGGTGTGCTAATTGAGTCTGGTTCCACCCAAAACGGTCTTTAAGCAATTTTAAGTTTTCGTAATAATCAATAGGGCTTAAAGGACGCTGAGACGTATTGGCAATAAGACCAATCCAACGGCCGATATACTCATCCGAGGTATTAATGACTTTAAAAGAAATTTGATGAGTGTCGGGGTTTTCAGCGTTAGAAAGCTCCTCTTCAAAGCGCCCAAAACCGTCAATAATGATATAAAAAGGGACGAATTTTAGTTTGTCCTCATCTGGAATATTAGAAAACCAAGACTCATGCTTGTGCAGCTCTAGCCACCTTTTTCGCTCTTTTGGAGTAGCGAATCTAACCAAAGGGTTATAAAAAGCTTCACGAGTCGGCGCGCCATCGCCCATGATTCCGGATAGAGAGCTAGCGGCGTTACTGTCTTCATCTGTCGTGTAGTACGATCCCGCAGCAGTGGTTCTGATATAATTAAACTCAGGGTCGTGTATTACTTGGTGTCGTGTGAGATTAACCCAAGGCTGATCGGGGTGGTACTCAATATTGAAATCGTCCGGTAAGACGGAAGGTTCTACTACAGGAGCTAACAGTACATCCAACTCCGAGCTATCTAAATTATCAAACATTTAAACACCTCCACAGTTTGCCTTTGAATCAAAAGATCTTAGAAAGGCTTTTTAACACATTAATCACACCTGAAATATCACCAATATACTTCTTAACTTTAGCCAGCTCGGACTTATTTAGCTTATTAGCAAGCTTCAGGTCAGTCAGCACCTTTTGAAGGTCGTCTTCATCCAGACGCATCAAAGACGTCAAAGTCTTTTTATCTAAAGAAAGAAGCTCGGAAAATTTATCTACAATAAGCCGTCGTAGCGTATCAGGGCTCATTTATCCTCCTCCGTTTTTAGATCATTAAGGACGGACTCAACCTCTTTCAAGCCTTCGCCGTCATAAAGACCTAAAGATGCCGTCAAAACGCTGATAGAGAGTGACCGCACCCTTACATAATCCTCGTCACCGCGGCGTTTATAAATATCAAGCAAGGCGTCCTTAATTCGCTCAAACTTTTCTTGATCTAAGTCAGAAAGATCCATATCCGACAGCACCATAAAACGATTAATAGCTAGCGCTGTATACCGCTGAACTAAGGTGTGATCGTCCGCATGTCGATGAACCTCGTCAAGGGCGTCAACCGTGTCGTAGACAGCGGATCGAACCTCAAAATCAGCTACACCTATTGCTTTGCAGCCGGTCGCAACAAACAAGGCTAAGAATAGAATCAGGAGTCTCATTTGAAAAGGCTTTCGATATAGGTTTCGTAGGACTCTACCACGGCGTTACAATCCGTGAATAAAGCCGGAGTGACACGCATGGCCTGCTCAAACATAGTCTTTTTGATGTAAAAAGACTCTAAAGACTGGCTCTCGGACATGATGAAGTTACGCCAGTTGGATATAGGTTTACTAACTGTCGTTTGGATGATGCTACAGAGTGGTAATAAAGATAGAGGTAATTCGGTATGGTGTTTTTTCTCAAGGATGGAGAAAATACCGGCTTGGCAAATCTCTAAAAAGTCTTTAGTGTCTTCGACAGCCTGCTGATCTGTGAAATAAAGAACATTTGTAAAGGCGATCTTATTATTGTTCGTCTGAAGGTAAAGATCGCCTTTAAAATCTACAACCCCACCAGTCTCAAAACCGTGTATATCTGGCCATTGGATTGCCGTCGCCCCGAGCTCCAAAGCTGTCTGAATGCTGACGGTAAAATCACACTCTACATAAATATGATCTAAAATCTGCGGTGTGAAGCCAGACTTTATTGATTCACAGACAGATTGGTAAGCTAAAGACCCGTAAAAACCTTCCACCTTTGCTAGCCGCCAACGAACACCTGAAGAAGACGTTCTGTCAGGAAACCCAACTGGCGTCTTTTCGAGATCTGTGACGTTGTCAGGTCTAACGCCATTAGGCCAGTAATTTTTTAAGTCAAACGTATTTCCATAAGACGTTTTTACTTGAGGGGCTAGAAATTGTTCTATAGTAACCGGCGAACCCACTTCATCAAGAGGTTTTTTAAAAGTTTTTTCTACAGTTTTTTGGAAGTGTTTGGGAGAAAGTGCCCAACGAAAAGATGGTGTTACAAACCGTAGATTATTACTGACTTTTAAACTAATCGGTAGATTCGACATTTTGTAACTCTATATCTAGATGATTAATAAAATGAATCATAAATATGAAAACATCCGGCTCTAATTTAACATGAAAACGAGTAGATACCCTAAGCATATGCGCTGGTTTATCTAAAGTCAAGTTTGGGTTAGAAATTTGGTGTTCTGGGTCTACAAACTCCACCCCCGGAACTAAAGATGTAATTAAAATAGATTCCCTGACAAGCGGCGAAAACCTCCTGTCAGGGAACAATAAAACCTCTTGCTTATACTTTAAATCTAACTCTGTCTTAGTTCTAAAAGCTAAAAAAGGACCATACGGTCGTGGTTGAATGTTACTAACCACACAATGTTTATAAAACTGAGCAACTTCATCTAAATCAGCAATATAACACAGCTCAAGATCAACCTGCCCATGTTCAGCTTCTACGTAATGTATTAGCTTAGCGTCTCGTCTATTCTCCACCGGTACAGCTCCATTTGACCATCTTCCCCGTGCTTCTCAATTATACCAAGATTAAACATTTCACGGAAGATGTCAAGCGGAATATGGCGGATAGGCTGGCGCATAAGACGAGGATCAGGGTTGTACATATACGCCTTGTCCTTATTCGGGCGATGGCGGGATGGAAAGACCTTGATGTACCAACCGTCTCTCATGCGATTAAACACGTCCTGCAGGATGTGGACTGTCGCGTTCATTGGAGCTCCTCTTGATCGAAAATGGTCACTGGTTCGTTCGGGTCTAAGTGGTGGATATCAAACCCATGCTCTCTAGCATCGGATTCTCTAATACTACCATGACGCCGTAACTTTAGCAACCCATAGTCCATAAAATCTAAATACCAACACACACCTAACTTAGACTTACGAAGCACTCTTCCAAACTCTTGATCGCGAAGGTGCTTCGACTTCTTTCCACAAGCTTGAATCAGCACATCCACTCCCGGCACACTGACACCAAGGCGCCACGCGCTGGTGCAGATCACACAGACCGCCTCTCCGCTTTCTAGCGCTTTACGTACGCGGCGATTCTCGTCTCTCTGGCCCCCTAGTACCAGCGAGGACTCAGGCAGCCTCTGGTGGAGTCTCCGGGCGTGATCTTTGTGCTCAACGAAGATCATAACCGTTAAACCACGAGACATCGCTTCTTCCGCATACGTTTGAATAAGACCGTTACGCTGTGGACACAGTTTTAAGCATTTATATTGCTCGTGAAAATCATCACTATTAGTCACGCCGTTTGGTGTAATGCGATTTTTAATAAATGCTATGACAGGGCGGCTCGAATACCCCGCTTCGACCATTTGGCGGTTACTAACGCGAGCAATAAGCGGACCCGCTAAAGCAGTCAAAGAAAACTCATGAAAATTATCGTCTTTTTTATATGCGGTACCGCTCATCCAAAATCTATAATAAGCGTCACAAACCTGTGCGATTTCTTGGTATCTTAAACTAGTCCCAATATGACCTTCGTCAATAATCAAAGCGGAAAAACTATAAGGTAAAGATCGGTGAGTTTTTACACAATCAGCGACGCTATTTACGACGCCCACAGTACACGACTTCCATGACTCGTAAGATGCTCCCACCCGACCGATTTCATCTTCTTTAAGTCCGAAAAGATTAGCTATATCTCGACTAGTTTGATCGAGCAAAGCTTGAGTAGGGACAAGCACTAACATACTTAAGTAATTTACTCTATGCCAAAAACGAGCAATAAGATATGTTTTTCCATAATTTGTTGCTAAATCACAAACACCCCGCGTCGATTTTAACATACGGTCGCAAATGATTTCTTGGTCAGGGCGCGGAATAAATTGTGGTTTGGCATGAGGGTAATGATTAGTGGCGTCGGGCTTGCGTCTGTCACATTCATACTGAAAAGACACTCCCTGAGCCGACAAAGACGAAAAAAGATAAGGCAACAAACCCGACGGTACATAAAACCACTTTTCATCTGCGGGTGAACAATACTGCCGTACTTCAAACTCACCTGTGAGATAATTTATTTGGTTGCTTTTTATGCGAGTTGCCCAAATTAACAACTCTGTTTCTTTAAAATTATCGCAACCAACTAACGAAAGAGCGTTTCGTTCGATAACACGCATAGGTTTGTATGCCGTAACAAAATACTTCACTAAATTCTTCTTTTTAGCTACTGCGATCCTACGTCGCAGGGAGAGCCTCGTCAAGTCTTGGGTCTCGAATCAATTTATAAATAACTAGATAACGACGCGGCCGTCAGGCCGCGTCTAGCTTTCATAAACTAGCTCTTTCTCTCCATTTCCCGAAACACCCCCGAAGGGGGTGAGGGGAATAGAGAAAATGTTAATTTATGTAAACTAGTAAATAAATAAACTTTCTCCCAGACAATATATCGCCTGTCTATATTAGTTTTCCACAAGTTTTCCACATCTCCACAAGTTTTCCACAAGTTTTCCACAAGTTTTCCACAGAGTAAAATAAATAAATAGCATCTCGGAACCTCCCGACTCTCTATCTCCCCCCTATTAGGGGGGGAGAGAGAGGCGGGGCTCCAGCTAGCTATTATTCATTCTGTAATTAGAGAGGGTTATCGGACTGACCAAACACCCCAAATCCGCTCGGATAATTTGACGTAGAGGCTGAAATCGGCGTATGGTGGAAAACCGTCGCAGTCGATATACCCCTGACACGAACGAGATTTATTCTCGTATCAACCAAGCCTGCGGGACGCACAGCCTCGTAGGCTTTTTTGTTTTATTATAACTCTCAACTCAACCCCGCCAGTACTCAACTTAATCCCGCCAATAAATGAATGGTATAAACCAGCCTTTGACTCTACGGGATTTTGAAAAACGACACATAGGTAAGCCTTTGCTCGTGATTGGAACAGGTCCGAGCGTTTGGTCTGCACCGCCCCACCTAAAACAACTTATCGAAAAATACAAACCTCCGACTATAGCAATCAACAGAGCTTTTGACATATGGTCTGACTTACCGCCTACCTATCAAATCAGCACGGATAAAATCTGGAAAGCTCTAATAGGCCCAACGAGTTATAAGGGACAGGCAAAACAGGTATACACGCTCCTGCAAGGTTATTTCAAAAACTGGAAACGTAATAATCCTCATGAAGCGGAGAATTGGAGTTTTGAAGACTTTGTAGGTGCTTATAGAGACGTGTTGCTGCCTAAAAGACATGACCATTTATTCGCACAGCAGGAAGTGTGGCGGTACTTTCGGTTATGTTCTCCCCATGCGCCTTTTATTCGTTTTTCGTGGGATGGAAACTCCCAGTCGTGCCCTTACCAGTCAATACGGTTCCGCCAACAGAAAAACCAAAAAGATATTCAATATGGCCAATCCAAAGACGGCGCTCTCATGGTCAAAGGAAATACTGCGCAATCGGCTATACACCTTGCAGCAGTAATGATGGCTCAGCCTATTTTTATGATAGGTGTTGACCTTACAAAAAGAGACGATAAAAACAGACCTTGGGAAAACCGAGCACATTATTTATCTGATAAACGTACTTGCTCTATTAGCCAAGGTTTTAGAAGACTCTCGTCTTGTCTCAGACAAAAAGTACATATTGTAAATCTTAACCCCAATACGCGTTGTAATTTCTTTGAAGTTGTACCTACACAGGAGGCGGGTCTTGAATACTTTGAAAGAGAACTTAAACGAGCATCCCACATCATTGACCGAGTCTGAGCTTAATCAGATTGTGTCAGATTTTGAACAGTTGCATTTACAAGAGTTAAAATATCGCCCTAAAGTTAGAAACGCCCAAGGTCGAGTTAGCCATATCGCTACGTGGAATAAGATATCTGATTTCTGTAAAGAACAAGGCATTTCTTATAACACTTATTTCTCGTTTATTTTGGATTGGCGGAACCGTCAGGGCGTGAAACGTATAGGCGCTAATTGGTACGGTACTGCCCGAGCGTTTGACATTTATAAAATGCATTCTTCTCGGCATCAAAGAAAGTATAAATTTCACGTCGGATTGGCAAGCGAAATTGATATAATGAAAGAGAAGGTGCGCGTCGGTATAAGACTCATAGCCGAGCATTTTCCAAAGTACCAAGACGGTATTCTGACACGTAAAGCTCTGTCTGGGTCTATCCCTGCCGTGTTCTTTGCTATAGATTCGTACTGGCCCCAAGTGTGTGATTCTGTGTCGGCGAGCGTTCGCAAAGCGGTGGACACTGAACGTTTAAAGATCATTAAAAAACCTACATACTATCTGCAGCTTATGGAGGTTTATAGTGACTGGAAGCGCGTCGCCTTCTCCAGAAATAACGTTTGAGTTTGATAAAGACTTCCAGTGGGCTATATTATCTTTATTTCTTAAACACCCTAATGCTCTTACTAAATATCGCCATCTTATAAAATCGAATTATTTTACCGACACAGTTACTCGAAATCTTTGCGAATGGTGTTTAAACTATTACGATCACTATAATCTCTTATCGCATTGCTTATCAAAACCATTTACAAGGTCAAGAAACTTATTACAGCAGTTGTGCTGACTTCTTGTATCAGTGTGACTTAAGCGGTAGTGCCGATTATATTGAAGACAGGATCAAAAGCTTCGTTGAAGAAAAAGAATATGCGTTAGCTTATAAGCGTACTCTTCCTTGGTTAAACGATCCTGAAAAGCGGCATTTAATTGCGGCTGAAATGCAAAAAGTGCGTCTAAGTTTAGCTCGCACGTCAGGAAGTCTCGGTCTCTTTGGTTTGGGTCTTGATCCAAAATCAATGGCCGATCAGTTTAAAGAGGAGGTACGGATTTGCGTGCCTAGTCTTTGGCCCGGCATGAATGCTTGTTCTGGCGGTTTTGCCAAACGTGAGTTAACTGTTTTTGCTGGCGTAGCTAACGTGGGTAAATCATGGATGCTTGCCCACGCTGCCGCATCAGGTGTTGCGGCTGGAGACAAAGTGATTGTTTACACCTGTGAAATGGAAGAGTCTTTAGTACTACTTCGTATACTTTCTATACTAACTGGCAGAAGTACTGAAGACGTGAGACATGCTTTAGAATTTCAAGACCCGGCTATTTATGCCCAGCTAAACAGTTACTATCAAGCAGGGGCCCAGATTGTCGTTAAAGAGTTGATCAGCGAAGGGGTCGATGCGATACGAAATAACCTCATGTCCATCAAAGCTACCACTGAGTGGTCCCCTGATCTTGTGGTGATTGACTACGCAGACCTTTTACTTAAAGATAGTAATAACGACAGTAAAGAAACACGTCACCAACTAGCAGCGATTTATCGAGATTTAAGATCACTTGGCCCCGAGTATGAAACGGCAGTGGTGACCGCCAGCCAGCTGAATAGACAGGCCGCGAATAAAGAAAGACCTACGATGTACGAGTTGGCGGAGTGTTGGGAAAAAGCCGCTATCTCAGATGTCATTTGGGTTATAGGTCAAACAGACGATGAAGAGAAAGCAGGCCGACTACGTCTTTTCAATGCTAAAAACCGAAACAAAAAACGAGGCAGTATTATATCGCTTCAAGTGAATTATAGCATTGGGCAGATGGAACAAATAAGCTTAGACCAAGATCAATTTGCTAACACAGGATTTTTACAGTCGCAAAATCTTATCAACAATCACCTACCTACTGACGTGCCCTTTAATCCTTATGGACAGTCGCTATGACCGACAACGTAGTGTTTGATGATTTTATTTACTCTCGTTATTCAAACGTACGGCAAGTGCACCAAGATGAACTTTTGATGGATTGTCCAAAATGTCAGGCGGTGCAACGCTTCTGTATGAACCCTGTCAAAAAGAAATACAACTGCTATCGCTGTGGAGGCGGACAGTTAGTAACATTTTTGCAGGAGGAGTGTGGTCTGTCGCGAGTAGAAGCGTTTAAATTGCTGAAGGGTTATGAAGTTGAGACGTTAGACGATTTTGCAACTCAAATCAATAAGCACCTTTATAATCCGCAACGTGTGGATTTACACACGGTGACGGTGCGAGACGGAACCACGATCCAAGCCTACCTGAGAGCGTTTCTACCCCTCGACACGAGTGATAGTGCGCGTTTGCTGACTTCGCCGTTCCTAGAAAGACGTGGGTTTACTGCTGAGTACGCCAGTAGGTGGGGGTTGCTCTACGCCGGGCAGGGGAAGTTTGCGGGCCGTATCATCATACCCGTCTGGTATGGCGGTAGGATTGTGTATTTTCAGGGACGGTCTATAGTCGGAAATGAGCCAAAATATTATAATCCGTCTCTCAAGGATTCGGTGACTAAAGATGATTTCTTGTTTAACATTGAAAACGCCGCGAAAGCTTCACTACAAACTGGAGTTGTTTACATATGTGAAGGCGCTTTTAATGCTATGTCTATCGGTGCTCATGCTGTCTGTATTTTTGGTAAACACCTTTCTCACCAACAAGAACATTTAATTCGTAAACACATTCCAACATCTGTTCGTCTTGTATTCGCTCTAGACTACGGAGCGGAAGACAAGGCGTATGAAGGCGCCTCTCGGCTTTCAGGGACGTACTCGGGCCGGTCTTGTTTGTGGATGGATATTAAGGACGACATCAATGATGTTTTTGTAAAAGGTGGTTATACTTCTGTACAGCGTTTATTACGTGAGAATGAAAGACACCCGATTTGGGTGTATCAACAAGCCTTGCAAGAGGGTCGCGTTAAGATCCGCCACCGTCGTTAAAATCCCCAATTTGCGGATTTTGTAAAAATGAGTACGTGAACCTTTTACCCTGTGACCGGCGCGGCGACGTCCG